AGGATTCTCTACGCTCCTTATTCAATCGTATTTTGCGTTGCCGGTAACTTTCACATTCACCTGCTTTGACTTGTTTACGATTGATATAGGATTGTTCACGCTTATGTTTGTTAGTTGTTAATAGAATAAGATAATGATTTACTCTTCTTTCTTCTATCTCCAGTTCTTGTTTGAGTTTATCTACTGCTTCTTGGCATATAGCAATGTACTCTTTGTTAGGGTTCACTTCCTTACTTTCAAGTTCTATGAATCCCTCTAACTGTTTAATACGTTTTGTTTTACTCATTTTTTGATAATTTAGAGTTAAAAAAAGAACCATTCTACTTATTCGTATTTCTTATTCGTAGATGACCCATATCCTTCTTCTGACCAATGTTAATTGGTTGACCGTTGTATAGTCCGTAGGTACTTGTGTCTCCTATGAGATCTCCCTTTAGGGGTTTGGTCATAAATGGTTCTTGGTTGACTGAAATCCACCATTTTACTAACAATTTAAATTAGTAATATATATCAGCGGGCAAAGACTCTGGCGAAGTCTCTACTTTGGACTGATCTAGTTGTAGTCTGAGTTTACACTCATGAGTACATACACTACAGTTGATTTTATTATCAAGTGTAGGACAATCGTTTATTAAACCTCTTTCTATTACATTAGGAATTTTAATATAAGTTTGATACTCAAAGTAACATCCTCTTAAAAGAATTAATGTTTTATTAAGTCCTAACTTATTTTCAATTAATCCTATTTCTATAGGATTTCCCCTTTGTAATGCTCTACGATATTTGTCTAATAGACTTTCATTTACTTCCATGTTTTCTTCCTGTTATAAGGCTCCATTTTCTTATGTTTAGGCTTCTTCTTAGAATCCTTCTGTTGCTTCTCATAATCTCTATTTGTCTTTGCCATGTTAGAAGAGTTTAAAGAGTGGATTAATGTCTCTTAATAAGCCTGGTAAACAAGCTAAGCCGTATTCCTGTAACAGCTTGCGGTGACGAATATATTTTGCAGTAGTATCAATATTTGCTATGATATTTACTGCGGCAGCAATTGTCTCACGATTCTGATTTACAAGGAATTTACAGATATCCTGGTTAAGAAGAGCTTGTGTCTTCATAGTAGGAGAACCTATTTCCTTTATAATTCTCTTACAGAATTCACGAATTACTTCTATATGAGAATTAGATACTGGTTCTTTTGTAACTATGACGCTATTTACAATAGCCTTCTCCACTTCTAGATCTGTTAGTATAGCCACTTTAGGGTCATCCTCTACAGTCACATAGTTACTCATTGCATGAGCAAATGCTCCCACTAAGGCTTCTTCATTTCTGATAGTGCCTTCGAAGCGAATAATAATTGCTTTCATTCTTTTACTACTTTTTGATTGATAGTTATAGATACTGATATTTCATACTCATCTAATTCATCACACAATTCATCAGTAGTATACTTACTAACGATAGGAATTGGCGGAACTACAGGATTGTTTGTATTAGGTGTTGCTTTACACAATGTTCTAGCTTTAGACAAAGGTATACCTAATATCTTAGTACAAGCTAATAAATTAGCTAAGTAATGATCTGTGCCGAATTTGATTTCAGTCAATTTTCGGTTTTCTTCAACTTTAATCTTCATCTAACAAATCTGCAAATTCAGTGAAAAATGTTTTAGGATCCTCGGCCAATATGACGCTACCATCTTCCATGTCTACTGTTACAACTTCCTCTCCACCTAAAGCTGCATTTCTTGTAACACGAATATTGTTAATAGCCATCACATTGATACAAGTTGGCTTTGTTTCCTTTGTATCAGTAAATTTCTGATTACAAAAGAGAAAATCTTTGATAATTTTCATAATACTAATATTTTTTAAATTGTTAATAATTGTTTTTTGATGACGACCAGGGTACTCTGGATTTTGTTTTAAGTTAGTACCAACTAAAAAATACTATACATCGTTGTCCTATGAAAGTATCATTTGTTAATAAAAAAGACACACTTCTACTGACTCTCAAATAGTTTTAACTCGTAATCAGAAATAGCTGTCAAACTAATCTTATTGGAGTACCTGATTTTAACGTCTGCACGATCATAGATATGTTCTTGCACTCTAGGCTCTATTGAATTGTGCAAGCCCAATTCTCAAGACAGGACATATCTACTTACGCCCCACAGGTTTGTCATTTTCTGAGGAATGTCTACACTATTTTCACAAACTGTGTAGACGGGAATTTTCAACTCAACTTTAAAAAAGGATTTATATAAATGAGAGTGTATTGCCTCATTCTCTCTGCACAAATGCAGTATCTTTGGTATTGTTATACTTATCGAGTGAATCCTTATATTGTTGTACTCTTGCACCACTCATTACATTGTTGTATCTCTCTTTATTCGATTCATATATTGTAACAATGTTGGAATTGGACAATGATGTTCCGTGTTGAAGCAAAATATCAATTAATATAACGTCTGGCATTGTAAGAAATACACTGTCAATACGCTTATATTCCTTGATATGCTTACGGGTATCAAGTATTTCCTGTATGGTTGGTACAGCATACGTGTCAATGGTATCTACATTGACTGTTTGTTCTTGCTTAACCGTCTCCGGTTTAAACAGATTATCTATCTTATCTGTGAAAAGATAAGTTAAAATACTTGCGAGGAACGCGAACGCTACTATCGCAAAAATCCATGCCCAAATATGGGCTTTGTTTAGTCTTTCGGGATTTTCCATTTTTGATAAATGTTTTTAGTTAATAATATGAATTAATCAATTCCAAAGATATGTTTCATATACAATGGCTGAAAAGTTTTTGCTGCATATTCTGCTGCTTCTTCGTTGATAAACCTCAAATGAGTACCGACATAAGCAGCGGCAGTGCCAAGGCCATCGTCAGAATCCAGACAGAACAAACCCGCAGCGGAACCGTCTTTAATCTTGTTCCAATCAATATACCACCAACTGTACCATGTTTTGATTGGTTTGTTTTGTTGGTAGACCGGTATCCACGGTTTGTTTCCGTTGGCAATAAAGTTAATTGCTTCAGTGATAGTACTCAGCATGATGTATGACATAACATGCTCATCTAACTTTCTGCGCTTATCAATAGGTTTCTTACCTAGTACAGCACAAGCACTTTTGTAATCTTTTACTTGTTCGAACATAGTTTTGACTAATATTTTTTTAACATTTTGGATAACTGTTCAATTTGATTAGATACTATATTAAAACTAACTCTATCTATATTCTTTATTGACTTAGCTACTAATTCTAAATCTTCTATAGATCTTCTGATAGATATTTTAATACTTACTCTAGTAAGAGGTCCAATAGGCACTCTCGCTCCTAATTCCTGTAATTTTTTATTGCGAGCTTCAATAGCTTCAGGAAATGTAGCAAATGTTCCTACTTGAATATTAGTACCTTTGTAGTATACTATTACACGGTACGGCTTACTCTTGTTATATCTACACTGATATATATACTTTTGACATTTACTTCTTGTCATTTTATAGTATCTCCTACAAAATAAGTATTATAGTATAAATAGTCTTTAACGTATACCTCTTCAGTCTTTTTACTGAAAGGATTCATGAGTTCTAACACATATGTGTCTGAGTTCCTTATATACTTATTAGTCACAATATAGTTCTTATACTGTGCTTTAAGTTCTACATAATTGTAATAATTATAGTCTCCGTAATGTTTACTTATCAATACAGCTACTATTATTATCGCAATTAACATAAGTAAAAACTCACTAATACTCGTGAGTATACTGTTTGAAGTGCTTCTCTTGACTATCATATCACGCTAATCTAACAGTTACTCTTGTAGGTTCTTTGTCTTCCCATTTTACAGATGGAAATAGGTCTGAATCTATATGTATCGTATTAAATGATGTTGCAAGCCATACAATTGTGTCACTTGCCATTCCCTTTGTAGGTTTATCTCTGTATAGATATAATTGGTTATCTTTATCTCTCGCAACCCACATTCGAACTGATTTCTTTGGTTTTTCTTTCATAATTAAATTGATTTTAATTGTTATTAACTATTATTGTACCGAGAGCGGGAATCGAACCCGCACGACCTTAATGGTCATGGCAGTTTAAGTGCCACATGTTTACCTATTTCATCATCTCGGCTTATAAGGCATTAGTTTTCATGAGTACAAACTGGAAGATTTATTTAACTCATTACTTAACACACTCACCACGTGAAGGTTGCCTGTTTGAGTGCAGCCAGTATATTCATATTCACATATAAACATACTGACAATACTACGCTTAGTATTTGATGACAAATCCATACTACAGAATGAATGTAATAGGCTAATCTATGGATACTGTAAGGACTATCCTACGCTTAGGACAAATATGTGACATGTTGAACAGGAATACCACCTATCTCTACACAGAGCATAAATAAAGTTTGTCACATTGCATGATTTTTAAGTCTGCACTAATACTTATTGTGATTGGTTTAGAGTGGCTATGCCAACGCTCTGTATCCCCAATAAATCTATTTCTATCCTGTAAAGGACACAATAAGATATAAGCCCCACATGCTTGTCAAGGATTCTCACCTTAAAGAGGAGAGTATGATTATCCTTTGAACATACTCTCTAGCTTACTGAAAAATGTTACAGGACAGCCATGTCCCTGGTTTTACTCTGTACACTTACTACTATGGCATCATCTAATTCTTTAAATGTACCAAAGTGTTTTAGTTTACCATTTACTTTCATTGTTACACGAAATGGTAAGTTACCATGAGGATTATAGTATATATGCTCCTCCCAATTGCATTTTTCTCTGTTTTCTGGTTTCATATGCCAAATATATGAAATGATATAATGCTAATTAACCATATTGAAATGGCAATAGCTAAACAGATTGCGAATTCTTTCTCTAATTTATTCATCTTTACATTATATATTGAATTTAGTTATTTGCATTTTACACCTAAAACTTATTCATTTGGGACACTTTACCGATACGTCGGATTACCCTGGATTTGAATAAGAAACTGGTGCCCTCAATGTCTTGGGAAGTTATTGAGTTTTTTATTTGTCATGTTATTTGCATTACGAGTTCTACATGGTGACTCAACCTAACTAAACTAGGATGCAATAAAAGTATAGACTTAGATTTTAAACATGACAGACTATTCTTTACCAGTCTGACAGCGGTTCCTTGATAGTTTAAATTGATATTAAAATACTAAATTCGCTATATATTGTAAGGATAACAAAATCTACTTACGAAATTCATTGTCGTAAACGGAGTAGATGAGCCAAACCAACACTCCTACCCAAAAGATTGTGTAAATCCAGTCGACTGCTTCTGCCATATTGTAGTGATTATGAGATGTTTATAGATTAATGCAAAAGAATAAGATTAGGGCATTAGCCCTAACTCTTATTCGTCAGAGTCGTCAGACATTTCAACGAAATCGTCCTCGTCGATACGGCTCTCAAGACTGGCTCTAAGACTGGCAACAGTCTCACCAGGCAGCATCACAACGGTAGCTCGGTTAGATATCGCCTTCTCACCTTTACGGTCTTTACGATACTTCTTCTTCCCGCCTTCCTCATAAGTAACGTAGTGAGGTCTCATATCCAGAGTCACTACTTCACCTACAGTAGTAATCCAAGTGCTTTGGTCGTCAATGTCACCTTCCCACTTGTCCTTACCGTTCAACTTCTTCTCTACTTGTTTGTACAAGAAGCCTGTACGAGTCTTGGCATTCTCAAAAATAGCCTTACTGTACATACCAGACGCCATTACACCGTCTTCTTCAGCTAATAAAGATAACAATACATAATCATTGTCATCCTTGTCCTTCAAGACCTCAGCGCCGTAAACAAATAATTTCTTCATAATTTTGTCCTCCTAAATTTAGATTTGAATTCTGATGTTCCTATCGGGGTGTCTTCGCCCGAATACGTATAGGGGGTCCCTGAAGTTTGGTACTCCACACACGCAGATTTTCTTTATAAAAATTTTTTTGTTAAAAATTGTTAAAATATTGAAGTTAAATAGCCATAATTGTTGTTAATAAATGTTAAAGAAATGGTAACTAACACATAGTATGAGACGTTTATAGGGGAGTAAGAGGGGTTACTAATACAGACTAATAAGTTCTATATCATAAGTAAGCCATTATGATTACTCTTACTTTAGATAACACTATACTTAAGATAATACATATGAATAAAGTAAATAAGATAGATAAGGCTTACTCTGGTAAGATAGTATATCATGGTAATAAACCATATCAGTTAGTACCAGAGTTGAAGAAAGGTATGTGTGAAGGTTGTAGTTTGTATAATAGTAGTTGCCCTACTAGAGTTACTGGTTACTGTACTCAAGGTTATATACTTAAGAAGATTATACTATGACAGTAGAGTTAGATAGAGATGACTTAGTAAATCTTATCATAGGATGCAGTGGTCCTTATTATACTATAATGGATAAGTATAATGAAAAAGGATTAAATCTAGGTCATTATGTAGGTGGATTTGTAGACTCTTGGAGATGGAATGATAAATGTAGTTTTAAAGATTTAACTGAAGACCAACTTTGGGAGATATACTTAGATATAAAGAAATCATGGAAGTAAGAGAAATAATAGTAGAATATTACCCTTCAAACGAAGGTCTGAAGAACATTTATAGCAAGTTCCTAAAATTTGGTAGTATTGAAGACCTCGACAATTTAATTCTTCTTTATACCAACGATATAAGAAAAAAGGTGATAAATTCTTATATAGAAGACGGGGAAGATGAAGAGATGGCTCAATTTATAGTTGATTACTTTGAATATATTTATGGAAAACGAGGGGAAGAAGAATGATTTCCAGGACGGTAAACTAAGATGGGATTTACTGCCTTTAGAAGAGATTGAAGATATAGTTAAAGTATATACATCTGGTGCTAATAAGTATGGTGAGAATACTTGGCAATTATTAGATAATGGTTATCAGAGATACAAAGCTGCAATGTTAAGGCACTTACTTGAGTATGAGAAAGGTAATAAGGTTGATGAAGATACAGGTTGTCAACATTTAGCCCAAGTAGCTTGGAATGCAATAGCTATGCTTTACTTAGATAAACACGGAAAAGGAAAGGAGATAAAAGAATGAGTTTTTGGTTTGGTTTTATGATTGGTATACTTAGTATGTATACTATATATAAAGTTAAGGAGAATTTAAAGTTATGACGTTATATGATCCAGAATTAGCTGAGATAATAAGGAAGGGTACTCCCGTAGAGATACAAAGTAAATAGTTTATAATAGAGCCTTCCAGGGGTGGTAAGTGTGATGGCTGTTACTTTCAAAATCAGCTAAGATGCCCAACAAGAGCTGTTACGTACTGTACCTCTAATGGTGGTAATATACTTAAAATAAAAGAGTAATTTTTAGAACTATTTAGCATACTATACGTTATAGTAATAAACCAAGTTTGAAGAATATGAGTGACGAAGATAAGATATTAGAAACAGTCTTAAATAGACTGAACTACAAGTTCTTTAAAGATGTTCTAGTAAAACCATTAGAACCTGTAATGGTTACTAAGGAGTTTACAGAACAAGTTCCTACAGGGGAAGTAGATGAAGAAGGCTTTAATAAGTACGAGACAAAGACAGAGACTAAAGAAGTAGAATCTGAATATGGTACTGGTATTGTATTAGCCATTCCCACTTGTGTAGCAGAACCTGAATTTAAAGTAGGGGACAAAGTAGTTTACAATAAAAAGTTCTCCAAGGACTTTGATTTATTCAAAGATAGTCAGTTAGTCAAACCATTTGATGTAATTGCTGTTTGCGAATAAGAAAGAAAAGATTTTTTCAAGCATAAACGCCCGACCTACTTGAAAATAAGCTTTTTCATATAGAAATATGTTTTAAATATTAATAAATTGTGGTAGTTGACCCCGGTTTCATGCCGGGGTTTTCTATTATCTGTTAATGAAATGTTAACAAATGTTAAAAAGTATTAACAGTCTATTAACAAAGGCGTTTTAGTGTCATGGAAGATAAATGTTGGCTATTAGCAATACTGATCGGAGTATTAGTAATGTGGGCCTGTAAAAAGTTAGAAAAATGATGTCAGATTATAAAGTAATTAAAGATTGTGGGTTACTTAAGAAAGGTGACCGATTGTTTTGGGATGAGAGTTTAGAAGCTTATACTTTAGATGAGTCTAAAGAGGGCTATGAACGTTCCATTATGATTAATGATAAACTTGCAGAAGACCTTTGTAAAGAAGGTTTCCTTACTACAGTTGCTACAGACAAAACAGTTATTGAAGATACTGTTGAATTTATTGATAATTTGGTTGGACAATACAAAGACGATTTACTAGAAGTACAGAACAAGTTTGAGAAAGGTGAAGTACAACCTTGCGTCAAAGTAGAATCTGAAACAGTACTGTACAATTTGATTAAGTTGGCTAATAGTATTAAAGGTAAATTAGAGAATGAATAAATTAGTTAAAGGTGTCTCTAAAACTGATTTATACAATGAATTCTTGAAAAGCCTAAACGGTATATTAGATCTTACTGATAGGGAGTTACAATTACTATCTACATTTATATAGTTAGATATAAATACACCAAAACTCCCTAACATCAGTAAGAATGTGATAAGTACTGAAAATAGAAAGTATATCAGAAAAACATTAGGTATTACTCCTGATAACTTAAGTAGATATATAACTAAGTTTAAGAATCAAGGTATACTTGTCAAAGGCAGAGTAGAAGATGAAGTAATGGTAAATAAAGCTTTAATACCAGAAGTAATCGGTGATAGAGTACAAATAACAATAGTGTTAAGATTAAATAAAGATGAAAGTACAATCAACAATGCTTGAACCAGGTTCCATTATAGTTTGGAAAGATTATAATTTCCTTAAGAAAGCTTGGTATGGTCTATGGAATAAGCATTTGCCTTACAATAGGTTTACTCTTATTACTCAGAAAACGGAGTTGCTAAGTATTAATGGAAACTTTGATAACGAAACAGCAATATACGAACCTATACGTAAGTATAGTAAATTAGAAGCTAATAAACTAGCTATAATAGCTAATGACTTACATTACTCTAGTAATTGGTTGGATATAGCAGATGTTATCAATGTAATTAGACCAAATACTATCAGTGGACCTATTACTCTAAATGAATGTAGATACTATAAAAGAGTAAAGTTCAATGAAAGATCAACCCAGTATATATACTAAACTAAGTAATAAGTACAACTTACCTTATTAGATCATCGAAGTAATATGTAATAGTCCTTTTAGGTTTACTAATGAAGCTATAACTAATTAGGACAATAAGCCTATCAGATTTACTTACTTGGGTAAAATTAAATTAAAGAAAAGATATGAAGAAAATACTTAATACATACGATCCTGTAATTTATCCTAGAAAGCTATGGGTAGCTAACTATGCTGAAGGTTTAGATAAGAAATTCGTATTTTGTAATATAGAAGACTTTAACATAGTTAATGAAGATACCTATAAGAGCTTAGTAGAAGAGTATTATGAAGAGTATACTGCTGCAGTTACAATACCAGTACACTACAAAGCTACAGGAGAGGCAGGTGTATTAGTAGTTATTTTCAATCCAGATAATCTTGAGGATGCAATAAATACTATTGCTCACGAAGCTACACATGTTACAGATTACATGTATGATTCATTGGGTTTGTCAGCAGAGTGTTTTCATAGAAATGAAAACTATGCATATTTACTTGGATGGGCTGCAGGCTCTATAAGTAGTAGTTTAATTAAATTTAAAGAAGAAAATGACTAAAGAAGAAAGCATTGCAATGTGGAAAGTAGAGAAAGCTCATACAGACAAAAATCTACTTACGAAGAAAATGAATAAACTCTTTGATTTAGTAGAAGAGTTGATTATGAATGGAGATCTTATGTATGATCAGTTTAGTGGTGACATGCTAGATGAAGTAACTACTACTATTATAGAAAATGGTAAGAATGAAACTAACTTAGATAGAGCTGCACAGATTGATCTTATATGTGAGAGATTATATGAAAAATATACGAAGCAACATAACAACTCAGAGTCTGGAGAAGGAGATAATGGAGTTCTAGCAGATAATACAGAAGTATCAGATGAATCCGGAGTATGTACATCCGAAGATACCTCTGACACTAGCATAGAGCATACTAAAGAAATTGAGTAAAGAATATTATTTAGGTTACAGAATAGATTAAAAAATTAGACATTATGAATAAATATATTTTAACTGAGCAACGTGCACTTATAAAGCTTGATACAGAAACACTAAAAGTCAATAGTATTGGTGCTTCATATTATGTGAATGTAGATTATATGTGGTTTATCGAAGAGGATGGGGTTATTGCTGCCTTTGATAAAGAATACGAAGTAAAAGCAGGTAATGTAGTGATGTTGATGTATCGAATTGGGGATGAGGAACACGGTGACATCATCGTAATTGATAGTAAAGATCTTACTAATCACTACGAACGTAGAAAGAAGTACTACGAAGAGCAAAATGGCAGAGAGAAAGCTAAGGATTGTTGCTGTGACTGTGAATGTGTATCTCAAAGTTGCTAATTATGGATAAATTATTAATTGATTAGTATGGTACTAAGACTCTGTATAATACAGAGACTAATTCCATCAAAACTACACCCTCAGACTTTGATGTTAGATGTGCATTCTTTGCTGAATAGGACGGACAGATAATTACTGAAACCGAAGTAGTAGACTATAATGCAGGTGATTTAATACTGTACTTTGTACATTGGAACGGTGTTGATTATGACACTAAAGCAGTAATATGTACTGATATAGTAGCTAAGGATGACATCAGCAGATGGTTCAAAAGTCTGACTAAGAAGATCGAATCTAATGAAACTATTTGATATTCAAGGAGGTAGAGTAATTATTCATTCAGATGCTTTAGGTATCCCGTGCTTTAAAAAAGTATGGGATGCTGATAAAGCAGATAAAGAATATGCTACTAAAGTAATCAGTTATATAGTACTAATGAACAAATGGAATAGCCCGTATGTTCAAAGTATGGAAGCTGAAACTAGAGAGCCCAAACTCAAAAAGGAAATATTTGGTGATGAAAACTACCAACTTACTGCTGAAGAGATTAGCTGTGAAAATGACTATAAAGCATTCTGTCATACTCGTACGCTGGAGATGCTTGATAATATGAGATTAAAGCTAGATAGTATCAGTAAGTATTATAAAGAATCCCTTGACGATACTCTTGACGAAAAGAAAATTAAAGACCTATTAGCTGGTATGACATCAGTAGGTAATGTACTTAAGAGTATAGATACTTTAGAGAATATGGTTAAAGCTGAAGAAGTAGCTATAGGTAAAGTCAAAGGTGATGCCAAGATTAATCCTTATGAGTTGGCGAGATAATACAGCAAAATGCAACCTAAATTAAACAACACGTTTAGAACAATATAAAGAGAAATTATGAAAGCACAATATGATATTACAATTGATTTGACTAAAGGTCAAGAAGAATTCTGGAGACAGATTGATGAAATAGACAATATTCTGAAGCCTAAAAAGGGTTTATGGAGTAGAATCAAAGCTTGGTTCAAACGATAATTTTGATGGCCTAACGTGGGGGGCTTAATACCCACGTGATATTGGGGTGTAACGTAACGGTAGCGTCGGAGATTCTAAACCTCTATGTGAGTGGGTTCGATTCCTACCACCCCTACCAATTTCATATAAAACTTGCAGATATGACTTACAGAGATATTGATCCTAATATAGCTGGAATATATATGTTCAAAAACAATATAAATGGAAAATGCTATATAGGACAAAGTATAAAATTAAGATCAAGGATAAAAGATCACATGCGAAATGCTAAGGTTGGTAAACTTGATCTGCCGATTTATAGAGCTATAAGAAAACACGGTTTCCATAACTTTACTTTAGAACTATTAGAATACTTTATCCCTGATCCAAATATATCTAATGAAGATTTAATAAAAAAGTTAGACGAACTAGAAATAAAGTATATAGAGGAATATAAAGCTTATACCGACGGCTATAACTGTACTAAGGGTGGAGATTTTGGAGTATTAGGTCTTAAAATGACAGAGGAACAAAAGAAGAAAGTTTCAGAAAATACAAAAAAATTAATAGCTAAAGGATTATTTGGCAAACGTGTATATTTATATAACTTCATTGAAAAGTATTATATTTATGCTTGGACAATAAAAGATGCTGCAAACATAACAGGTCTAAGTAGAAGTAATATAGGCAGATTGTGTAACAAAAGTTATATTCACCCATTTTGTAGTAATTTCATCGCAGCTTATACTAAAGAAGAATTAGAAGAGTTAAAGCAAGATATTCCTCATATCTTAGAAGAGTATCAAGAAGATCAAAAGACCAAAACTGTAAGGCATAAAGGAAACAGAAGATATACTGGTAATAGTACTTGGGTTAAAGGCATGATAGGTCTCAATACAGGAAAGAAAATGTCCCAAGAACAAAAAGAAAAAATAAGAATTGCTAGCACTAAATACATTGTATATCAGTATACTTTAGAAGGAGAACTAGTAGATACTTACTATGGAATGAATAAAGCTGCAGAAGCAGTCAATACTGATTATAAATCAATACAGAGAGCTTGCAATGGTAGAGCTAAGACATGCAAAGGTTTTATATGGAAAAAGATATTAATGCAACCTGACTGCAAGCAGGTTGCTTGAAATAGTACAGGCCGGAGCTATAGCGTTGTTTGTCAAGCTGTGTATATGATTCAACGCGAGTGAGTGGTTTAGTAGAAAAATCTATGGGTGCAAATCCCTGTAGCTCCCTACCCTGTACTTATATAAAATACATAATATGCAAGGTGTATATCAATTAGGACCAGATAGATTTAAATACTTAGCTGGTCATACTATCGCTAGTAATAAGGTTTTCTTCATATACAGAGAAACTAATCTAAAGGGTTTACTAAAAGCGGTAGAAGAACTTAAGAAATAAACTAAGTGAAGTATGGCGCGCATACAACGTAACCACCTGAGTCCCTGTCTAATTCTAGATGTAGTCAACACGCAGGTCCGAATCGTAAGTCGGGGAGTTTGACGTAGTATCTCCTACAAACTACGTGCACTGCGGAGGTGGAGCAATGGCAGCTCGTGTGGCTCATAACCATAAGACAACGTTCGAATCGTTCGTCCGCAACTATGGAAAAGTTAAGAGGTAAAAAAGTATTTATTGAAGCACAAGGTGAAAGTTACTGGCTCGATAAAGAAGACTACGACAAGCTGAAAGAATGGACAAAAAAGAGAGAATTTGAATTTGGAAAAGGATGGTTGACTTTAACAAAAAAATAATCAATTCAGATAAATTTCGACAACCTGCCTTGTAGTTTCTAGCTACAGGGCATTATTGTTAGTATCCTGAAGGTACCTCGGAATTTTATAAGTTCTGGGACGAAGAACAAGATAGATGTATTAATGGTTATACTGCTGATGATGGTGATTTCATCAGTGGCTATAACTATTTTTATTTAAACTACTGTCCTATATCTCGTATTGTCAATCATATTACTACTGATAAAGATGGCAATACTGTAGTAAAGCGTATAAATGAAGTTAGTTTTCCAGACTTCTGGGACTATGACTATTACTATTTTAATGCTGTTCAAGAAGCAGAAACAGTGGGCAAACATCTATGTCTACTCAAATCAAGACGTAAGGGTTTCTCTTACAAAGGTGGTTCTATGGCATGCCGTAATTTCTATTTGATACCCAATAGTAAAACATTCATATACGCATCTAATAAGCAATACTTAACAGATGATGGTATTCTTACTAAAGCATGGGATTACATGGACTTCATAGATAAGAATACGGCTTGGGGTAAGAAGCGTAGTGTTAATACCCAGATGCGTAGACGAGCTGGTTTCTATACTAAAGACGATTATGGTAATGTAATAGAAATGGGTTACAAGTCAGAGATTATTGGCGTTACTTTGAAAGATAATCCTGACGTAGTTCGTGGTAAGAAAGCCAACCTTATTATGTTTGAAGAGGGAGGTTCTTTCTCAGAATTAGGAGCGGCATGGCAAATTGCTAGACCTTCTGTAGAAGTAGATGGTATAGCCTTTGGTACAATGATTGTATGGGGTACTGGTGGTGATGAAGGCTCTGCATTCGAAACCATGAAAGACATGTTTTATAATCCAGATGGTTATAACTGTTTAGGTTTTGATAATATATGGGATGAAACAGCTACTACTAATAAATGTGGTTTCTTTGTACCTCAGTATACTAATCTGGATATACGTGATAAAGATGGTAAGCGTATATACATGGATGATGATGGTAATACGTTTAAAAAGAAATCATTAGAACATATATTAGCTGAAAGACAAGTAGTAATAACTAATGCTACTAGTAATGCAGCTGTAGACCGTTATGTGGCAGAGCGTCCTATTACTCCAGCTGAAGCCATGCTAGAATTTAATGGTAACATATTTCCCAAAAAGGAATTACAGGAATAGTTATCATTACTTAGGACTAATAAGAAATTATAGAACCATAAACAAGTAGGAGACTTAATTCAACAACCAGATGGAACCATTAAATGGGTAATTAAGAAGACTGGAGATATAACTCATTATCCATTAAGAACCAAAAGAGATGAAGTTACAGGGGCTTTAGTAGGGGATGATCCTACTGGTTCTATAGTAATATGGGAACACCCTAATAAAGACGCTAGTGCAGGTCTTTATATAGCTGGTATTGACTCATATGATTATGATGAATCAAGTACTACATCTCTTGGTTCTTGTTTTATATATAAGCGTATACAATCTATAGAACAATATTCTGATATTATAGTTGCTGAATATACAGGTAGACCTAAATCAGCAGAAGAGTTCTATGAGAATGTAAGAAAATTATTGCTGTATTACAATGCCAGAGCAATGTATGAGAATCAAAACAAAGGTATCTTTGTTTACTTTACTAATAAGCATTGTGATTACTTACTAGCTGATTAGCCTGATATTATAAACGATATTGTTGGCAACTCTAAAGTAAACAGAAAGAAGGGTTGTCATATGAATAAACAAATCAAACAATGGGGCTGGGGTCTTATCAAAGATTGGCTTAATGAGATTAATGCAGATGGTAAGAAGAATCTATACAACATAATGTCAGAACCGCTATTGGAAGAGCTCATAGCTGCAAATGATATAGTGAACGTGGATAGAGTAATGGCGTTGACACAAGTAATGATTTATAGAGAACAGCTCTATAATGTCAAAGTAAAAGAAATAAAAAAGGAGAATAGAAATAGGGTATTATTTGAAGGCCCTATCTTTACTCAACAGTGGTTTCATGACGATGAACCTACTGATAATATCGAAGCATATATGTTTTAATTATGAAGAATATTAATCAATTTCCTTTGTAGAGATTACCTATGTCTAAGAAAACATAGGACTGGAAAGAGTCTTGTGTTGACTATATTATAGGACATAGTCAAGGTGGTTCTAGAAATGGTAATACTAGAACTCGCAAAGAGGAAATGTAGACATACTATGACCTTTACAATAGTATATATAATGAAAAGGATCTTAAGTATGTTACTAACCCCTTTAAACAGCAAGATGGTTTCCCTGCAATGGCTTAGGATTATAATATAATTAAGCCTAAAATAGACCTATTATTAGGTGAAGAAACTAAAAGACCATTTAATTTTAGAGTAGTACGTACAAGTGATATAGCTACTAGTGAAATGTAGGATAAAGCTAAACAAATGCTTATAGACTACATACAAGCTACTATCATGAGTAGACTAGGCCCTGAAGAACAGGACAGATACCAAGAAGCATTACAATCAGGTGAAGTAATGCCACCAGAATAGATACAAAAGTACATGAGTAAAGACTATAAAGATATAGCTGAGATAACAGCATATCATAGTCTAAACTATTTAAAGAACAAGTTGAATATTACTCATGAATTCTATAAGGGTTGGAAAGATGCGCTAGTTGGTGGTGAAGAGATATACTACGTAGGAATAGTAAATGGAGAGCCTCATTTAGAGAGAATAAATCCCATTTACTTTGACTATGATACTGATACATCTGATCTTGAATTCATACATGAAGCACAATGGTGTTGTTATGAGATGATTATGTCTGTTACTGAAGTATATGACAGACTATATGATAAGATGTCAGAAAAGCAATTGAATGACCTGCTGGACATGATGGATGATAGTTCTAAAGGTGGCATAACCCCCGAAGTAAGAAAGACATCTTTAGACTATCCTCACATCAAAACCCATAGTATTAATGGGTTTGCTGCTAATCCATTCGAAGAATCTAATAATGTGCACGTATGGCATTGTTGTTGGAAATCACTTAAGAAAATTGGCTTTGTAACAATAATCAATCCAGAAACAGGTATGCCAGAAGACTATCAAGTTGATGAAACTTATAAGGTAACAGGCAACGAAATTAATGTAGAATGGAGATGGATTATTGAAGTTTGGGAAGGATATAGAATAGGTGAGGATCTATATGTCGGTATAGAACCACTTGAATATCAACATGTATCCGCAGATAATCCTAATTCACAAAGACTACCATATACCGGAGTAATATACAATAATACTAACAGTAGACCGCGTAGTCTTGTTAGTATGATGAAGCCATTACAATACATGTATATCGTACTTTGGTATCGTCTTGAATTAGCTATGGCTAGAGACAAAGGTAAAGTAGTTACTATGGATATTACTTAGATACCTAAGTCTATGAATATAGATGTAGCTAAATGGATGCATTACTTATCAGCACTTGGAGTTAACTTTGTTAATCCATATGAAGAAGGATGGGATATACCAGGTCGTGAAGGTGGTAAACCATCCCAATTCAATCAGATATCTGCTTTAGATCTTACTATGGCTAATACTATTGATCAATACATTAATTTAATGGACAAGATCGAAAGTATGTTATCTGAGATATCAGGAGTAAGTAAACAGCGTGAAGGTTCTATTGCATCTAATGAGTTAGTAGGTAATGTAGAACGTTCTGTAGTACAATCTGCTCATATTACTGAACCTTGGTTCTGGACACACAATTAGGTAAAGAAAGAGTGTATCACCATGTTATTAGATACAGCTAAATATGCTTGGAAAGATAATAAGACTTGTATACAATATGTATTAGATGATGCAACCAGAACATTCTTAACTTTATCTGATGATTTCTTCTATGAAGATTATGATATATTTGTAGAAGATACTACTAAGAATCAGCAATAGATTGAAGCTCTTAGAAATCTTATGCAACCTGCTATGCAAAATGGTGCTAGTTTACTTGATATTGCTGAAATCATCACCATGGATAATGTTACCATGATCAAGAATAAACTTGAAGAAATAGAACAGAAAAGAATGGAACAACAACAACAAATGGAACAAGCACAAGCAGAAAGAGAACAGCAATTAGTTCAAATGCAGAATGAGGTTAAGGAAGAAGAACTTATGCTTAAAGAAGCTGAATTAGATCTTGAAAAATATAAGATTGATACAGACGCTTCTACCAAGATTACTGTTGCCCAGATCAATGCGTATAGAGGTTCTGAAAACATGGATCAAGATATGAATGGTATACCTGATCCAATCGAAATAGGCAAACAAGCAATTGAACAACAGAAAGTAAATTCTGATGCAGCATCTAAGCAATTTGAGTTGAATAATAAGAAGCGTGAGATTGAAATGAAACGTGAAATTGAGAATAAGAAAATTCAACTTGAAGAAAAGAAGATGAAACAAGAAATGGAGCTGTAGAAGTAGAAGGACAAAGCAGCTTATGAAAGAGAACAACTAAAAGCAAAGACTGCCAGAGCAAATAAAGTAGTAGGAGAGAAGTAATATGAAGATAATTAAGAACAAGTTTATACCTTTTAAGGGTTATAAATTGATAAATCTGTTTGGTGTTATATTCCAAAGAAATGATGCTGTAGTTACAATGACAGAGTACAACCATGAGAAAATCCATTTGAAGTAGATGCAAGAGATGTTGTGGATTGGTTTTTACTTATGGTATGCTATAGAATATCTTTGTATAATGCTGTCCTGTAAATGGAATAAACAGAGTGATAGATATCACGATGTTAGCTTCGAAGAAGAAGCACACAATAATGATAAGAACCTAAACTATTGTAAAGAGCGTAAGCACTATGCATGGTTTAAGTATTTAAAAATAGGTAGTTATAAAAGTAAAAAGGAGAAATAATTATGGCTTGCAAAGGTGGAAAGAAAACTAAAGGAAAAGGTGGAAAAGGTAGTAAATAATGAGCAAATTCCTACCGTTAAAGAAAGAATTGATATATTCATATAGAAACTGTTAGACAACGGATTTGTTGAATGTGATAAGGAAGAAGTAGATTCATATATAATGTTCTATGTAGGTACTCCATTAGATACACGAATGTTTAGTAAGGATGTCATCTACATACTTATCTCTGAATCCACTCAAGAAGCAGAAGTATATATGGATAAAAATCAATTCTTAGGTAAGAGAAACTTTACAGATTTTGTATATGGATAAAGAAGAAGTACTAAGACAGTTGCAAGAATTGCAAGAAAAATATCCTGAGAATCTCAACGATAATTATAGGTGTTATTGGTGGTGCACTTGTGACTTAGATAGAAATATATTAACATATTGTTTAACATTACGTGATAATATTTTTCCAGAATCAGAAGATGAAAATAATATATGTTTAAGAGCTCATTCTTCAGACCCTGAAAGTCTTGAAAATTTACTAAAGTTATATTTAGAAACTTGTAAATACTGATATGGATAAATAGGCATTTAAATAGAGAATGCAGAACCTAAAGTCTTACCGGGAGAATAATCCCGGTAAGGGTTATATTCAGTTCATGGAGGAACTAGCCAAGGCTAAGTCTAAAGAATGGAAAGAAGATGAGGATATGACATTACTCTAGATGTTAAACGACAATACATACAATTATAAATAGATGTATGAAGATAATCCTGATTATAATATTCAAGAAGGACATTTTAAGGATACATATAAAACAGTTTATCATCCTACATTCAGTAATGAAAGTATGTATAGCGGTTAGAAATCTCAGTATAACCCTGAAGGAATAATTGGAGGTTGGTGGGATTACGATAATAAGATATTTCATGCTAATCCTAAACAAGATCTAAATTATACTCAATGGTATTTAGATAGAGAAGATCCAGGTTGGAAAGTATAGGCTTATTAGGATGGTGGAGAAGTAGATGAATTTCAACGTAAGACCAGAAGAGATATAATGCAAGAATCTTTAGTAGATGGAAGACCTGATTACAATAAGATGTTCTAGAATCAGAATGAATATCAAAAAGACTTTGCAAACTATTGGTATACTGAGAGAGCTAAGAATCCAAAATATTCAGATTAGATAGGAGGGGATAAACTAAGTAGTGTATTATCTAATATAGACAAAGCTACATGGAAAACTCCTACTGAAGCTATGAGAGATAATATGGTAGGATAGGGTTATAATCCTACAGATGCTCAGATTAATCAATAGCTTAATATACTTAAGGAAAAAGGTACTAAGGGTTTTGCTAATCCAAAGTCTCACAGTTATACTTCATTAAGGCCTGCCAATACTTGGCATGAAGGTATTGGTCATATGGTAGGAGATAATACTCCAGCTATACTTAATGCTGTTCCTAATGTACGCATTAGTAATCCTGATAGTTCATATGAGGATTATGTTAATTAGGCTAATGAGAAACACGCACAGACTTGGGACTTTAGAGGTAATAATTCAAATCTGAAAGATGATTAGGGTAATTACTATATAGATCCTAATAGACAACTTACTCCTGAAGATATAAGTAATATGCGTAGTAAAGGGGCTAAGATACCAGAACAATGGGAGTCATTAAAGGATGCAGACATATCAGAACTTACCAATACGTTTGCATATAATCTATCTTAGGATCCTATATACTATATGGCTAGTGGTGGTGAGGTAGGTGATCCAGATGATAAATTCGCTAAAGCTGTTAATACTAAGTTAGGTAGAACTCCAGATGGTAGACCATTACAACAAGGACTTAAGCCTGTATTTGATTTGGAAGATGCGGCTAATTTAACTCCTGTAGGTGATGCTATTGCTGCAAAGGATATGTACAATGCTGCTATGGATAAAGATTGGACTGGTTTAGGTTTAGCTGCTGCATCAATGATTCCTTTTATGCCAATGACTGTTAAACAGTTTAGAAAGAAGTATAAAGGTGTTACTCCGAAGACATCACAACCTAGTAGGGAAACCAGAGCAAGTTGTTAGATGCTATGGTTCAAGATCAAATAAATAAAGCAGAATCATACAAAAATAATAGAATTAAGTTCTATGAAGCAGCCATAAAAGACAGAGATGCAGAGTACGATAACTGGATTGAGAATGAAGATGCTTTCCGTAGGGTAGTGAATTTTGATAGAAAATATGGTACAAATTATAAAAGAGCATATACCGAAGAACTAAAAAGAAGAGCACAGAACAGTGCCGACTTAACTGACATTGGCATGAAGCCAATGGATTCAGAAACTTTTGGTTCTTTCAATCCTGCGATACCAGACTATATTTTCCTGAATTCAGAACATGTCAGAAGTGGTAAACCTAGAACTGGATTGGTTAATCACGAGTTAGGTCACAAAATTGATAGACAGGCTGGAGTATTTGATTATTAGGGTGAAGTAGTCAGACCTATATTTGATAGGAATAAATTTGAAACCCCTGAGAGAATTGAAAAGTTATATCCTAAAACACATAACAGAATAAAATCCTATCTACTTAAAGATTCAGAAATTAAATCGCATATGAATGAATTTAGAACCTATCTTAGGAATAACAATTTGTTAGATCCTAGTGGGAAGGAAAGTTTAAATTCTTTTAAAAAGAAACTATTTGATTCTAATTTTGATAACCTAAAGAAGATATTTAACAGCTACAAAAGTGGTAAGTAGTTTATATAGGATTTTAATATGGTTCCAATAACAAAAGTTAATAATAACAATAATAATATCTTAGTATGATAGTAGATCCCGTATCCGTTGAACCAAAATTGTAGACATACATTAAAGCAGCTAAAAAATAGTAGAGGTATGTAAATACATTTACTCCAGTGTATTGTAGTGATACTATATATAGTTATTACGACGATGAATACGTTGGTTTAAATACTTCTTGCTATTCTACTTTTGATCCTAGGACAGATCCACTGTATGCTAAGGATCTCACTAGAGAAGAACTAGATGCATTAACTAATTAGCAATATTTTAGTGAAGAAGAATTAAGATATTATTTCGATCTATTGGTATCTAAATATTGTCTGTATGATAAAGAATATGATACAGAAGAAGATGAATCAGAAGTAGATATTGATGAAAGCATTAATGAACTTGAAAAGGAAATAAACGAACTTAAAGATTAGTATGAGTGATTTAATAGACTACACAGGTATCATGCCGGTCTACCCTATACCTACATACAAGTATGGTGGTATTCATATTAAGAAAAAGAATAGAGGTAAGTTCAATGAGTTGAAACGTAGAACTGGTAAATCAACTGAAGAACTTACACATAGCAAAAATCCTTTGACACGTAAACGTGCTATATTTGCTTAGAATGCTAAGAAATGGAAACACAAAGGTAGAAAAAAGAAATAACAATAATCTAATTATATATAATTATGGATAGTAATACATTGAACGGTTTTGAAGTATTTGAAGACTTCATGATGCCAGGTAGTAATGTAAATAATAATCGTATGCCTGGTAATGAAAATGAATTTGAGGGGGCATCGGAAGAATTGACTGATGAGGAATTGGAAGAACTACGTAAAGGTAATAAAGGCAATAAAGAAGAAGAGGAAGACGTAGATGATCCAAAGAACAAACCTTCTAAGAAAAGTAAACCAGAGGATAACGAAGAAGAGGAGGAAGAAGAGGAAGATAACGAACCTAATAATGACCCAAATAATGATATTGATAATAATCAAGGAGAAGATATTGAAAGTAATGCAGTAACTAGTTTCTTTGAAGCATTATCAGATAAAATGGGTTGGGAATTAGATGAAGATGAAGAAATCCCTCAAACTCCAGAAGAACTAGTTGAATATTTCAAAGATGTTATTGAGGAAAATTCAGTACCTCAGTATGCTAGTGAAGAAGTAGAAGCATTGGATAACTTTGTAAAGAATGGCGGTAACCTCAGAGATTATTTCCAGATTGATGGAGACTTAGACTTAGAAGAGATTAATATAGAAGATAGTGAGGTAAATCAAAAACTGGTTATCAAAGAATTCTTGAAAGAAAAAGGCTTCAATGCTAAACAAATTGAAAAGAAATTGACTAAATACGAAGAAGCTGGTTTACTCGAGGATGAGGCTACGGACGCATTAGAAGCCCTTAGAGACATTAAGGAGCAAAAGAAACAAGAGCTATTAGAAGCGCAAGAAAAGCGCGCTAAGGAGCTTAAAAAGCGTCAACAGGAGCAATTTAATACCGTTGTCAGTGAATTGAAGGGCATGGATAATATTCGTGGAATTAAAATACCTCAGAAAGATAAATAGGCATTATTGGAATATATATTCAAACCCACAGCTGATGGAAAGACTCAGTATCAGAAAGACTATTCCAAAAGCGTGAAGAACTTACTTGAGTCCGCCTACTTTACTATGAAGGGTGATACCCTATTAAAAGCAGCTAAGAGTGAAGGCTCTAATGCAGCTATTAATAAGTTCAAGAATAGTTTGAATAGAACTGGAGTAAGTAGAAAGACTAAAAGACAGGATAACACTAGCACTGAGTCTATGTGGGATTCTTTTGCACGACAATTACGTGTAGATTAAATAACAAATAAATTATAATTTACTAATATTTTATGGATAATAATATTCTGAATAATTTGGTTTTGTACAAAGGCAAACGTTTCTCAGACTTGATTGATACCAATAAAATCTCTGCTGCTTCTCAGTAGAATCCGTATCAAGTTGCTACAGTGTTGTCTTATGTATTCGGAACTAAAGATAATGGTTACAATACTTCCCTCGACATGCTGACTGGCGGTCTTGGTAATGTAATGACTATTGATCAACCGAGCTGGGAGTGGAATGTAATGATTGATGCAGATAGAGCTATTACCATTAGAGATGCTAAATGGAATGGTGCTGCTATCACTGATACTACTACTGCAGGTTTGGGTAATACTCCTATCTATCTGTGGTTGGAAGAAAATTGGTTCGGTCCTACTGCTGTATTGGAATTGGACAATAAGGAATATCAACTGCGTGTTGCTGGTGCACCTTATCAAGATGGTAATCTTTGGGTATATACTTGCTTCATTGCTGATGGTAATCCTACTTCTTATGTTCCTGCACAGTATCTGAAAGCTGGTAGCCAAGTTAATCGTCTTGCTTCTGCTGTTGAGGAGTACAGTGAAGAAGGTGATATCCTGAACTATAGTACTCACTTTAAGATGCGTAACTACCTTACTACTATCCGTATTAACTACGATATCACAGGTTCTGCGTATTCTACAGTAATGGCTATTGCTCTGCAAGATCCTAAAACTGGTAAGAAATCTTATTTGTGGGCTGACTATCAGGAATGGGTTGCTCTTCGTGAATGGTATAAGAGATGTGAACGTATGTTGGTTTACATGAAATCTAATGTAAACAAAGATGGTTCTTGTAATCTGAAGGGTACTAATGGTCGTCCGGTATTCATTGGTGCTGGTCTGTTGGAACAGATTGCTCCGTCTAACAAGCGTTACTATACTCATTTAAGTGCTGAACTGTTGGAAGACTTCTTGTTTGACCTGTCTTATAACGTACTTGGTACTAACGAACGTAAATTCGTTGCTTTGACTGGTGAAATGGGTATGCGTGAATTTGACCGTATCTTGAAGGAAAAGGTAGCCACTATGAACTTAATGGATACAGTCTTTGTAACTGGTTCTGGTGATAGCCTGAAGTTCGGTGGTCAGTTCAAGACTTACCAAATGACTAATGGTATTGAGCTTACTTTGAAATATTTCCCGTTGTACGATGATCCTGTTTATAATCGTCAGTTACATCCTGTAACTCTGAAACCGCTGGAATCATATCGTATGACATTCCTTGATCTGGGTAGACGTGATGGTGAAGCTAACATTGTTAAGGTAGTACGTAAGGATCGTGAATTCGTTACTTGGTACACTGGTGGTGCTGTAGCTCCGTCTGGTTACGCTAACTCTAAGAATACTCTGAGATCTAATGGTAAGGACGGTTATACCGTATTCTTCCTTGGTGAAATGGGTATCATGTTGCGTGATCCTCGTGCTTGCGGTGAGCTGATCATGGAAGCTGAAGACTAATTAATGTTTTCATAATTTAGGGGGCTTAGGCCCCCTTTCCTACTAACTTGATAAATCTAATATTATTATTATGGAAGTAATCGTTAGAATCTTAAAAATAAATCCTTGGAGCGGGATTACAAAATGGTCTACTTGTTATGACTATATCGCTTCTTACTGGACTAGATCTGGTAACTTATATACAGGTCTTACTGCTTAGGATGCAGAAAGATTAGAGAAAGAAATTGGTTATCCTAGTGGGCATCTTTCACCCGCAAGTTCATTCTGGGATACGTTTGCTGTTAAATTAGGAAAGAATGATCTTATTCTAAATACAGATAAACCAGAAGACGAACTTAAGTATTTATTCTTGAAAAAACATAAAAGAGTAGCTGATGGATTAAATAATGTAACACCTTCTACTGATTATGTTATTATTAACAAGGATAGTGAAGCTAAAGAAGCTAATAAGATCAATAAGATTAAACGTGAAGCATATAGAGAAATGGATAAAATGTCTATTGAGGATATGCGTAAGTGTCTTAGACTTTATGGTATCAAATCTGATACATTGTCTAATGAAATGGTTGAAGCTAAGCTTTCTGAACAGATTGAAAGTGCTCCGGATAAGTTTATAACAAGATGGGTAGAAAACCCGAATAGAGAAATGAACTTCATAATTGAAACAGCTATCTCTAAGAATATCATACGTAGAAATAGAAGTCAATACTATTTTGGTACAGATATGATTGGTAATGGCTTGGAAGATGTAATAGCTTATCTGAATGATAAGAAGAATCAGGACATCAAATTAGCAATTATGAATGAAATCAAATCTAAATAATGAAAATATCTGATTTACATAAGGCATTTAAAGTTCTCATGGATAAGAATTCAGAGGCAGTCGCTTTCGGTGGCTGCCCCGCATTCCTTCCTGAAGAAATAGATTTATTTCTTAATTAGGCTTATATAGAAGTAATATGTAATAAGTACACTGGCAATAATACTATGAAAGTAGGATTCGAAGGTGCCGTTAAACGTATTGCTGATTTATAGAAGTTAATTAAAACAGATACTGCACAACCTTTAGTATATCCATACTCTAGTTCTAATGTGCTTACTTTATCTAATTTCTTTAAAGACAATCAAGAACTTAAGAGAATGTTCTATGTAGATTGTGTATTACACTTCAATGATGAAGTTGCTATATGTACACTTATAGATCATGAAAAGGCTAAAGGATTCTTATAGACATATAATAACATGCCTTGGATAGAAACCCCTGTAGCAGTATTAGAAGATAATACACTGAAGATATATATAGATCCTATACGTATGTCTGCTGATACTTATACTGCCGATATTACTTATATTAAATATCCTCAGAACATAAGCTATACAGACTACAATAAGGATATTACTGAGGTTCCAGATTACATATTAAATGAAGTAATTGATAGAGCTGTAGAAATAGCACTAGAAACTATAGAATCTCAGAGAACACAGACTAAAGTACAACTTGATAGCTTGAATGAATAATGAGTCCACGTGAAATGCAAATAGAGGTAGAAAGAAGACTGTAGCTAATTAGTCCTACATTAGCTATTGATAACAAACTACCATCTGATACTATATTATCATTTATTAATGAAGCTGTCGATAAGTTCTGGAAGACTAGATATTCAGGTATCAATTTCAAACAAAGAGGCTTCGAGTAGGACTAGAAACGTACTGATGATTTACGTACTTTGGTTACAAAGCACACTTATAAAGATATTGGCATTACTAAGGTTAATCAAGAAACCTATACAGTTACCTTACCTGACGATTATGTAATACTATTAGGTAATACAGCAGGTATAGCTCCTGCAGATGGTATTACTAATGATTGTTGGGAGAAAGACTAGGAAGGTAACTATAAAGTTAAGTATAGTGATACTATAGAAGGTACTATTGAAACTGTAGACAGAATCAAAGAAAATTCATTATCAGAGTATCATCTAAAGTACACTAAAGCTAAACCTATTAAACTCATGTAGGATAATACTATTACTTTATATACTGATGGACAATATAAAGTAGCTGAGTATACTATTGAGTATTTAAAGCGACCTAGTAAAGTAACATTAGTAGGTACACCTACAGATGAATACACAGACCTTCCTGCTCATACTCATATGGAGATTGTAAAGATGGCTGTGCAACTTATATTAGGTACTTTACCAAACTACAATGTTTATTCCAACGAAGTAAATACAATGGAATAACATAACAAGAAAGCGCTTACTAACGTGGAAATCTGAAATAAGGAAAGTAGAAAGTAAGCGGATTTAGACTAAGCGCTTAATATGTCTAATTTTAAAATTTAATTTATATGATCCAAAGTGTTCATACCGTATTGATCGGTAAGAAATGTCCTGCATCCTACACTACTGTAGATGCTCTGGCTGCTGGTGATGTAGCTTTATTTGACCAAAATAAATCTTTGATCACTACTGCTGCTAAGGCTGCTGAAGCTTCTTCTTTGTATGTAGGTGTTGCTGGCGAAAAAGTAAATGTTACAATGCCTGATGGTAGTGTAGCTCAGAAAGCTAACATTGAGTTCTCTAATGAAATTCAGAAAGCTTCTAAACCGTCTGCAGTAATTGGTGAACATGTTGAACCTACTGAAGAAAAGATTACTATTACTTTAACTGATGCTACTATTGTAGCTGGTCACCGTTATGTACTTCGTATTTATTATAAGGATATCTACGAAGCTGTTTGGCAATTTACTCATACTTATGAGGTATATGCTGAAACTGCAACTGCTTCTGATTTAGCTTCTGCTATCGTAAAGAAAATTAATGCTCACAAGAATCGTCGTGTACAGGCTTCTGCTAGTGCTGCAGTTATTACTTTGACTGCAATGGCTAAAGATGATAACGAAGGTGTTGATTCACTGAATGAATACAGCGTTGTATCTATGGAAGCTTCACTGTACGAAACTGTTCCTGGTGCTCTGTTGGCTAACCAACCGAAAGCTGTTCCGGGTGCTGTTATTGCTAAGACAGCAGGTAATCCTGGTAAAGGCTACTGGAAACAAGTTCGTGACGAAGAAGTTCGTAACATGGGTTATAAAGGTCACGTATTTACTGGCGCTTATCCTATCGTTGAACAGGCTCGTAAAGTAGTTGAAGGTACGCAGTATGACTATGCAACCATTGAAAATGATAACTTGTATCTGAGCAATGATAATCAATACATCAAGACTACTCCGCTTACTACGGAAGTTTATTGTCCTGATATGGTTGGTTCTATCGTTGATAAAGGTATCCAGTCATTTATCAAAGGTGAAACTGTAGCATAATAAATAATATTTCAGTGTGCTGACAAAGGGCTATGGGGCTAAATAGCCCTGTAGCCTTTTTTATTTAAATATATATCATGAAAATAATTGGAATTAAAAATATAGATGATACTCTAGTAATCTCTTTAGATACTAAATTACCTGATACAGTGTCAGAGGACTTATATTTATATATAGACACACTGGATAACTATACTAAGCGTAATTCAGATAATTCTGAAGAACATTCATATTCTATACTGTTAATAAGTGCCGAAGAAGGAGATGTAACTAATATCAGTGAAGATAGGTATCATATTACATTAGATGCTACATCACCATTTGCTAGTGCATTTACTGTAAGTATAGAAGACTCTACTGTATTCTATTACGATAGAGAAGAATTGTACTATAAGCAGATAGATTTACTTTGTACAAGCTGTAGTACTTGTTTAGATGATCAATAGAAGGATCGTATAATGTTATTCACACTTAAGTATAACTTATTGCAATATGCTATAGAACATGACATAATGAATGATGCAGTTCAATACTACAAAGATATTGCAAGAATGTTAGGTATATGTATTAATAACAGTATATTCAATGATGGTCACTTTGACTGTAATCGTTGCAAGAAAATAGTTAATAGCTGCTGTAATTGCAAAAATGGGTGTTGTTCGTTATGTTAACTAAAGAGATATATAAAATAGGTGCCAGTAAAAACTTACTTACTAAGTACAATATAGAGTATGATAAGTGTGATATAAAGAGTATAGCTTGTGCTTCGTATATCGCTAACTTACTTGACGGTGATTACCCATTAACTCAAGTACAGATAGATAAGTTAGAATAGCTTATTAACTGCCTTGTACAACCTAGTAGGTACTGGTATGGTAATGATTAGGAAATCATTAGACCTATACTATTAGAGAGAGAGCTAAATACTAATTTTGGTTTAGAGACCGTTAATGGTCAACTTATAATTTGTGAACAATGACTCCAGAAGAATTAGAGAAATAGGTACTAAAAAATACTGTAGCTATTAAGACTGTATCAGATAGCTTAGTAAACTATGTTTAGAATTAGTATTTAGGCAATACTAACAAGAGTGTATCAGCTAATACATCTGATATAGAGAAGTTACGTAATGACTTAGGTGATATATAGAATTAGATTAACTTACAGAACCGTATTGAGTATCTAAAGGATACTAATATAGTAGATGCAACTAAACTAGACTTATTACAGTATGATGGTAATAGATGGTCTAATGTGGCTGCTAATAAAGTAGTTACAGGTTTACTAGGTAAGTTAGTTGATTTACAGGATGTAAAAGTAGAAGATGTTCGTAATGACGAAGCCTTAGCTTGGGACAGTGAATTACAAAAGTGGACTAATAAGAATCTGAATACAGAAATATATGATGATATATTCTTAAGTAAGATTAAACCGGATTCTACACCACATGAAGTATGGTTTAAAGATTCAGCTGTATTTGGTCAAGAAGGTTTTGCATCAGGTCTCACTGGTTTTGGTGGTAAGATTGATAAATGGGGTCATGCTGAATTAGATAGTCTTACATTACGTAGATTCCTTGAAGTACCTGAACTTAGATATAATCGTGTAGAGATACAGTTAGGTGACAAATGGAATGCTCCTGGTGCAGGTGTAATTGAAAGTGTAGAGCAATTAGATCAGTATACTGGTACTATTACTTTGAAACTAGAAGAAGGTGAGTATGGTGCAGTATCAATGGGTGACCTTTGTATGGGTATCTTCCACTCTGAGAACACTGTAGAGAATGCAGAAAGTGATGAAGATGATGGTATGGGTAATAGAAAGTTTGCAGGTTTCTATACTGTTTACTTTGAAGTTACTAACATACTTGATGCTCAGAATAAGAAATTTGGTTATAAGCTTAGACCTGTAGATGAATATTGGACTATGACTTATCATCCATGTGCACAAATGAATTTTGTAGCATATGGTAATAAGACTAATGTAGACCGCCAAACATCTTGCTATTCAACTCGTACTTATACGCGTTACTTAGTTAACCAAAATACTTGGGATTAGAGAGCTAATAACATTGCAATGCAATTTGGTGACTTAAGTAATCTGAACATATTTGGTTATGAAATGGAAGGATATTCCGCATATCTTAATTCAGTGTATTTCACTGGTAAGATTACTCAAGTAAAACCAAGTGGTGAAGAAGTACTCTATGCTAATGATAGAGGTGCTTGGGAACCAGATACTCATTATGACTATTATGATAGAGTAAGTGTATTAGGTTACTTATGGTTATGTGTTAATGACAATGGCTCTGATACTAAACCAAGTGAAGATAACCCTGATTGGTTAATGCAAGTATCTAAAGGTGACCAAGGTGAAGGTCTTATATTACGTAGATCTGAATGGAAACCTAGAGTAGAATATTGCAATGAAAGTGAGGTATCTCCCACAGTACAACCACTACGTTATTTAGATATAGCCTTAGTAAAGGATTTGGGAGCAGAAACTGGTTATAAAGCATATAAGTGTATATACACTAGAAATAATGGTAAACATACTTCTAGTAATGACAATGCTCCTGGAACAGCAGGTGGAGCTGAATACTGGGAAGAATTAGCTCAGAATGTAGATAGTATTTATACTGACCTAATTATAGCTAAGAATGCTAAGCTTGACTTTATGACAGGCAATGCATTACGTGTTGGTTACTATACTGGTAATACAGTTAATGACTTTTAGGTAGTAGCTGGTATAACTGGTGAAGGTGGTACTAACGGAGATTCTGTTAGAATATGGGCTGGTACCACTGAGGAGAATAGAGCCAATGCAGACTTTAGAGTAACTCAAGCAGGTAAGTTGTATGCTAGTAATGCGGATATACAAGGTAATATTACTGCTTCTACAGGTACACTTGGTACTCTATATTTGACTGGTTATATTGATGGTACTAATGGTGGCAGTGATGGTATGATGCTATTTCCTAGATATATAAAATTCAAATAGGACTATAGAGAACTGATATTGGGAACTGTTAGTAGTTTGGGGTTTGGTTACTTTGGTAGAATGACTTCTAATGCTACGGATCGATACGTATACAATAATGCTGGTTTGTATATGGATTTAACAGGCGGTTTAAATAATAATCTTGCCATGTATGGTAATGGAGATATATCTATGAATGGCAACGTTGTTGGTTATAGTTATCGTGTTGCAGAATTTACTGAAGCTAGTAATACAATTAAAAGTTAGACATACTCTCGCCGTATGCTAATAGTAGCACCATATGGTTCTTGTATGATTGGTCTACCAGAATATAGTATAGTAGAATCTAAATTAGGTATAAATTAGGCTAATTGGACTGTATCAATGACAATCACTTATGTACCTACTGCTTCTTCTCCGAATGTAAGAATATATGGTAGATAGAATAGAAGTACTAATTAGGAGTATCCTATCTTATATAATTAGAATGGTGGTAGAATAGAATATGTTGATATTAACCAAGGAGATACTTTTACTTTTACACTAATTAAAGAATACGCTAGTAGATATTACGCGATGATAGAAAATCTTTCTAATTAATGAATAATAGATTATGAAAATAAATTTTGCACAACTGGAAGTATATACAGACATTAAGAAAACTAATAAGGTCTGCGCTGATGTTAGACAGCAATTAGGTGAATTATTGTATGAAACAGGTAGTGGTATTAAACTGCACTCTCTGGCACTAAAGATTTATAATTCTGAAGGTGAAACAGAATATGATGCTGAAGAAGTTAATATCATTAAACAGTATATAGAACAATATTGTAAGCCTGCCTTTATTGATGCTATCATCGAGTTAACTAAAGTATCAGAAGAAATTAAAACAGATGAAGTAAAATGATAGTAAAAGGAGTTAAAATAAGTGAACTCGAACTTAGAGATAAACTGACTGGAGAGGAGTTGATTCCTTTCCAGGATCAGTTGTCTAACGGAAAGATGGACATGAAATCAATTATACATTATTTTGAGGAAGTGTCTGATCAAGAAGTTAATCTCTAGAGTTTGGTAAACATCAAACAGTATATAAGCAATAGTAAAGAGCTGGAGTTTATATCATCTAATGTAGGTGATGTATACTTCAATACTGGTGATAAAAAGTTATATGTGTATCAGGAAGGTGGTACATGGGCTACGACTGATCCGTCTAAATATAGAATGTATGTAAGACTGGATAAGGATGAATATGGTCGTACTAATATCATTCATAGATGGGATGGTAATAACATGACTGTTATCTCAGAACGTCTGTTTATCGGTGAAGAAGAAGGTACAGCCTATGAAGGTTCTAAGGGTAAACAAGTTAGAGATGACTTGGATACTCTTAATGCAACTATAGATAAGTATCCGCCTAAGCTGGTTAGCGGTATATTAGACCCTAATTACAGTGGTAGTTCTGTTGACTTAAGGTATGGTTTCTATGACCGTATCAGTGATACTAATTCAACTGGTACTAAAACATTCAACTGTGCTAGTTAGAGTAATGCTGGCTTTATGGCTGCTGCAGATAAAGTAAAGTTAGATGTTACTTTGCCTAATGATATAAAGGCAGAAGAGGATGCTAGAAAGGCTGCAGATAATACTTTACAGGGCAATATAGACAGTTCTAATAGTGACCTGAATAGTAAGATTACTGCAGAGACAGAACGTGCTACACAGGCTGAAAACACTATTACAACTAATTATAAGGCTGCTGATTCAACTCTACAGTCTAATATAAATAATGAAGCTACTACAAGATCTGAAGCAGATACTGCATTAGATAGTAAGATAAGTAAAGAAGTTAGTGATAGAACTCAAGCTATTAGTACACTTCAAGGTAGTTTAGATACAGAGATTGCTAGAGCTACTAAAGCTGAACAAGATATTACTAGTGCATATGAAGCAGCAGATACTACACTGCAGAACAATATTAATGCTATTAATAACTCTAAAGGAGTAGCTAATGGTATTGCTACATTAGATTAGAATGGATTAGTACCTTCAAGTCAATTGCCTTCATATGTAGATGATGTAATTGAAGTTAGTACTTTTAGTGCATTACCTGATACAGGTGAATCTGGTAAGATATATATTACTCAGGATACTAACCTTACTTATAGATGGTCAGGTACTGCATATGTTGAGATATCTCAATCATTAGCATTAGGTGAAACTAGTTCTACTGCATATGCTGGTGATAAAGGTAAGGCAACTACTGACAAACTTAACAGAATACCTAATAAACTTATTGTTGATACTAATGGTGTTACGTATAACGATCCAGACAGTGTTGTACTGAAATATACCTTCTATAAACAGCAAGAACAGGAAACTAGTACTAATATTCATACAATCAATGCAGCTACTACAGCTACACCGGGTGTAATGACAGCTGCTGATAAGACTAAGTTGAATGGCTTAAAAGATCAAGCTGGTATTACTGCTGATATTGATGCTGTATAGACTAACTTAGAAACACATATCAATAATAAAACTAATCCACATGAAGTTACTAAAGCTCAAGTAGGATTAGGTAACGTTGATAATACAGCAGATACTGATAAACCTATATCTACTGCAACTCAAACTGCATTAGATGCTAAGTTTAGCCTTACTGAGGGTAACTCACTTAAGACTACTGCAGATAGTTTACCTGATAGAATAATTGCTTATATTCCTGGTAGTAGTATTGATGCTACTGGTGAAACCGTCAGTATTACTGAAGGTACTTAGTATGTTGACAAGAGTAGCGGAGTATATGGCTCTCTTAAGCAGTCCACAGTTACTAAAACTCTAACTGCTGCAACTACTACTAAAGCTGGTGTACTTTCCGCTGCAGATAAGGTTAAGATAGATAAGATAACTACTGACGGAGATGGTACTAGATACTTAGCTGACAACGGTACATATAAGCTTATACAAGGTGGTGGTAGTGGAGATTCTGGTACTTTTGTACTTGAGACTGCATCTGCAGATTCTTTAACAGATACTGAGTACAATGATTTAAAAGATGCTATAGAAGCTAATAAGATTATTATAGCTGATTTAGGTTTGACTTTAGGTGTAATAGCTCAGATATATCAACCTTGTTTTGCAGCTACCTATGATAGTGGTAGTAATAGAATTGTGCTTAGCTTAACACAAACTACTGGAACTACAAGTAGTAGTGAGGATACCAGAAGATTAGTAGTATGTGATATTATCATTTCAGGTAATACTGGCCATAGTGTAAGTAGAGATAACTATAACTTAGTTAATGAAAATATGGTACTTACATTTGGTAATACTAAAGAGTATACTCCCACTACTGTTTATAGTCCTGCTACTAAGAAGTATGTGGATGATAACAGATATGGTAAGACGTTCGTTGTATCAAATGTAAATAGTTTCTTAACCAATCGTAAGGAAACTGGTTCAGCTGCTGAGACGGCTACTAACAATATATTTGGTAGTAAGGAAAGCTTCCGTGCTGTAGTAGATGATATCATCTCAAATCATACTAGATACTATGTATATGTAGATGGTGATGTTAACAACTGTACAGAATTAGGTTGTGTTAATGTTTGGAAGAATGCTGATAGCAGTACGTATCAAATACATTTCATTATAGCTTATTATACAGGTGGTACATTGTACACTAAGAGAATTAGTATTAACTCAGATAATAGTGCAGATCTTGCATTTATAGAGATAGCAGACTTAGTTAACTCAGATAATATTAATATAATAACTAAGAAGACTACATCTGAATATAATAGTCTGCGTAAGAATGATAGTACCGCTTATTTTGTAGTAGATTGATATGGTAGATAGTGATTTAAAAGTAGGTTCAAGCAATGCTGAAGGTGTCTATGTAAAAGACACCTAGTTGCTTTAGTTTGATTGGAGTAAGCTCTATGCCAATCTTAGCTATGTATGGCCTAATGGTGGAACTACTGGTAGTTTTCCTGTTATTATTGCTAATCTTAGTAGCGACCCTGTTCTTCTACAACGTGATGGAGAAACAGAAGAAGTTGCTCCTGGTAAAATTGATTGGTATACTATCGGTGGTCAAGGTCAAGCTATTTCTGAAATTTCTTTATTTAACGAAGATGCTAACGGCAATGGTTCCAGCAAACGAGTTGTTCAATTTTATTCCACAATGTATGCAGAGGGTGAGAGTATTAATTACGGTTTTGCTCATAATCAAATTATGGATAAGAATGAACTAATTAATGATTTTACAAGCGAAGTGTATAAGCAATTTGCGAAGAAGGTAATCAAAGAACCTTAGCCTTACTATGTACGGGGGGGGGGTAATTATGCTAACAATGAAGATGGACCAGTATTCTGTAACCTATGTGTACATAGAGGAACTATAAAGACTAACTATGATAGCCTAACTGGCACATCTTATATAGACTTTTATTATAGAATTAATCATGGAGTAGTTGAAATATGGATTAGTCCTAAGAAACAATTTCCAAACATTATTTCTATATTAGTAATGAGAAATAGTTTTAATCATTGGACTGTGGGTTAGTTAGAAATGTCACGTGAATTACCTGCAGGACTTGTAGATTTTTAATAAAAGTGGGGGGGGGTGATTACCCTCACCCTTAACACTAAAGATATGAAGAATATATTTATAGGAGATAAGAAAGTAACTAGAGATAGTATTCTGGACAAAGACAGAGCAAATAGAAAGATGGTATCTCTTAGAGGAGAAGGCTTTGATGAAGATCATTGGTATCCTTGTGACTTTGATGCAGATCCTAATGTAACTACATTTCCTTTACACCTTATCATTCATAATACTCTAAATACTGACTCACGAGGTGATGCTAAGCCATCTTGGGCTACAAATTCAGGAGGATTTGCTCTATATGTAAACATGGAAGTCGGTGGTGCAGGATGGGGATAGTTGCATATTGACTAGAAACTAAATGCTTATACTACCTTGTGGGGTGGAGATACCGCTGTAGGTTCTATGCATCAAGTAACAGAACTATCTAAGTTCATTATATATCTTAGAGGTGGTGCTAACTATTACTACACCTGTGATTGTGAATCAACCAATATAGTGGCCCATAATAGTTCTTATACAGTTGAATATGGAAATGATGGCGGTTCACAAACATTTGGTGTTTAGAGTTCTTAGGGTGATTTACTTGAGTATTTTACCTATGATGTGAACACTTGCCTCTGGAGAGCTAAGAACTTTGGTTTAGTACATACTAATGAATTCAACTTTACTAATTCTAATGTTCCACGTATATGGTTTAACTATAGAACAATGCAAGGTAATTAGGACGGCAATATAAATGATTACGCTTTCGGAAGAGGTAATGGAGAATCATATGCCAGTATTTATGCAGCTGGGTTCTTTAAAGAATCTGATATTAGATTAAAATCTAACATAAAACCATTACAACATACTCTAGAACAAATATGCGATATACCAACTATAGAGTTTGATATGTATGATAAACATCAAATAGGTACTATTGCGTAGAATTTAGAGGAACACTTTCCAGAATTAGTAAAGACGGATGATAAAGGTATTAAAGCTGTGCAGTATGATATGCTTGGTGTAGTAGCTATAGAAGGTATTAAACTACTTAAGCAAGAAATTGAAGACTTAAAGAAACAAGTGGAGGAATTGAAGAATGGAATGTGCAACTCAGGAAATGATATACAATAAGACAGGCCAATATTCTGTAAAGGGGGGGGGCAATGCTCTGCCTTCCAAAGCAGAAATACAAACTAATGCTCCTGGATGTACAATAAACAACTCATACGCCGATAATGAATTAGTTGGCATATCTGATATATCTCTATAGAACTACTATCCTGTTATAGTATTGTATGGTGGTTTTGATGCAAGTTTTAACTCGAGTACTGTGTATAATGGTGGTTCTACCATTAATACTATACCTAGAGCTGAGAGTAAAGAGTAGGTGCTAGATGTATATAGATTGACTTCTTCAAGTGGTACACTGATTATATCTTTTTCTTATTTAAGTGGAGTAACTTCTTCAGATGCAGATCTTATTAAAATCTAGAATATGACTATAGATCACAGTCATATTTTAGATTTCACTAATCTTAGTAATGATAAACAGAAATATCTTATCACAGACACAAAAGAAGCAGGTGAATCAACTGGGTTCGTTTATTTTACATTAGAAACAGGATTAAAAATACAATTAAAAATTAATTTACATCCAACAACATAATATGGAATCAACAAACGAATTAGTAACAAAAGCAGAAGCTAGTGCTGAGGGCTTGAGTGTAGATTCTACTAATGAATGCCTTACTAAGGCAGAGTTTAATGCAAATCTACCAACCCCCCCCCAGTATGACTTAAGAGTTGTTAATGGTCACAGAGAGATTATCTACATAAACAATACAAGTGACGAAGAGAAGGTCATTACTATTAATAGTTCTAGATTCACTGTTAAACCTAAGTAGGTACTAATGCAAGGATTCTATTCTTATACTGCATTATCTGTTTATGCAGGTAGTAACTTCACAGCCAATGTATCCTATTGTGCTAACTTCAATAGTTCAATTGCATCTACAGGCTTATTTAACTATAAGTACAGTTATACTGCTGGACAAGTTATTGTATCTGAGTCTTCAGGTGAATAGAACTATACAACGTTACTAATTCACATTATATCTTAATATGAATCCGTACTTAGCACACATGACAAACAGGGAACTGTTAGAACAAATATATTTACTATTACTTCAGATTAACGTTAAGGTAAGTGAGATAGATAATGATGCCAAAACATTTGGTATGAACTTAGCTGCTGACTTAGTTGGTAATATGTTAGATGATTAGTCAGTGAGTAGTAGAAAAACTAATAATGAATAATATGGAATTAGTATTAAAAAGAATATTTAAAGGAGATAAGTATACTATAGGCAAACTATACTGTAAGACTTACTCAGATAAACAATATGCATCTGGAGAAGGATATGATCTGATGTATATCTGTGATACTCTTGAAGATACAGACAGAGGATTAGATTCTAAAATGACTCTAGATGAAATTAAGAGTATTAAGATTAAAGGAGTAACAGCAATACCTACTGGTACTTATAGTATTACTCTAGATGTACAATCTCCTAAGTTTAGTAACTATAAACAGTACTCATTCTGTAAAGGCTACTTACCTAGATTAGTAGGAGTTCCTGGTTATGAAGGTGTGTTAATCCATATAGGTAATACTCCAGAGGATACAGATGGTTGTATACTTGTTGGACAGAATAAAGTAAAGGGACAAGTAATCAATAGTACTAATACCTTTAAAGAGTTATATAGTATGCTTAAGGAGCATAAAGATATTAATGAACCTATACAAATTACTATAGAATGAAAATATATTTAGTTATGACTGAATTTGATAGGAGTCAATATTGTGAGCCGGATATAGATGTGGATGTAGAAGCTGCATTTGACTCTGAGGAGAAAGCTAAGCAGTATATAAATGATACATTAGTTGCTGAGCTCATTGAAGAAGAACGTAACCGTACCTGTGTTAGTAGTGAATGGGAAGACGATGTCTATACTATAGAATTTGATGATTACTTCACTATTCGTGTGTACATAAAAGAAATGGAGTTAGAATGAAAACGTGTTTATATCAACCTATATTTATAAATCCATAGGCATACTTTGTATTCCCTTCTTTGTATCACATAGAGAAGGGAGATTCGTTTATAGAGCCTGCTAATATTACTGGGTAGCTTATCATTAATACTCTTACAGATGATCCTATAATACTTACTGTAAAGGATAATAATTAGGTTGACTTTAGTATCTTTGCAGGTAAGCACATACGTATTAGTTAGTATACTGATGAAGGTGCTGTGATATTAGGTGAATGGTTAATGCCAGGTGAGCCAGCTCCAGTATATCCTGATTGGTTTAATGACAGTCTAGTATGTTGGTATAGTCCTAGTAAGTAGAAGTTAACATAGTTAGATGTAATAGAATCTTATGCAGAGGATTTTACTTAATCGCACACTGAATGAAGATGAAATAAACTGGCTAAAGGAAAATATTTATAATATAGAGATTTAATTTAAACAATATGACAAGACAAGAAAATCCTAATTTTGTAGCATCTAAGTATGCTCCAAATCCTAAAGAAGTTTCATACTGGATTGACTTATCATCAGATACTACAGGTAATGTAATTAAAAGCTTTGATGGTAAGCAGTGGATACCCACTAACTACAAAGAGAATACAGACCAGTCTGAACGTATAGATGAACTTGATGCTAGTTTGGCATCTGAGATTAGTAGAGCTAAATCTAAGGAATAGCAACTTGAGAATACTATCAATACTATAGATAATACTCATTCTACTGATATACAAGAAGTAAGAGAATCTATTAATGAGTTAGACAGTAGTAAAGCAGATAAGGCTACTACATTAGCTGGTTATGGTATTACTGATGCATATACTAAGTCTCAAGCTGATTCCAAAGCTACTGAGATAGCTAAAGCTGAATGTGCTAAGTTAGTTGCATCTGCTCCTGAAACTCTTGATACCTTAGATGAAATAGCTGCTGCATTAGGCGATGATCCTAACTTTGCAACTACTATTACTAATCTTATTGGTACTAAAGCTGATACAGCTACTGTAAATGCTTCATTAGATACAAAGGCTGATAAGGCTACTACTTACACTAAGTCAGAAATAGATACTAAGCTTAATGCTAAAGCTAACAGTGCAGATGTATACACTAAGTCATAGACTGATACAGCTATTAGTAATGCAACTAATAATAAAGTAACTTCTACTTCAGTTAACAGCATTCAGATAGTAGATGCTATACCAGAAGCAGATAGCCAAGTAACTGGAGTATTGTATATTAAACTTTCAACTGCTGCTTAATATGGGAGAGATTGCTATTAATGGTACTACATTCCAAGAAGTTGCTGCAAACGGTAAGACTGTTCAAGAGATGTGGTTGAATGGTTCTTAGATATATGCTGCAGGTGACTTATGGTATGGAGTACGTTTTACAGGTAGTAGTCCTGATGGAGTAAGAACTGGTAATATGCAAATGCATAAAGACCTACCAGTACAATCATTATTCAGAGGCTGTAGACTTACTTCTGATGGTACTATTAAATACTTTAATGCTACAGACTGGGATCATTACGAAGATGGTTCTGAAGTAACTAATAGCATTGAAGATGGTAATGATATGGTTGAATTACCTGATGCATACTATACTGTAGTAGTACACGGAGACTATGATTGGGAAATCAGAATGTCTTTATATCCATTAGAAGGATATACTAAGTTTAGTAAGAAGTATTGCTCTGCATATGAAGCTTATAGAGATGGCAGTACCTTATACTCAATTAGAAATCAAGTACCTACTGTAAATACTAATAGAACTACTTTCTTGACACAAGCTCGAAATGGTAGAAGTAACAGTTATGCTATCTATACTTATGAGATACATAAGTTTATTACTTGGTGTTATGTAGTAGAATATGCTACTCTTAATAGTTAGAAAGCAGTTAATACTGCATTAACTGAAGAAGGTTATCATCAAGGTGGACTTGGTAATGGTATTACTAATGGAACTAAGAAAGAAAACGGTGCTGATAGATGGGCTTTTGTACCTACAGGTACTACTAATTCATTAGGTAATAGTTCTGGTCAAGTACTGTATTCATATGTTAATACAGATGCAGAAGGTACTGAAACACAATCTAGTCAATACGCTAATAGATACAGAGGTATTGAGAATCCATTTGGTCATATATGGAAGAACTGTTGTGATATTGTTGTAACAGGAACAGACAATAAGATATACGTCACCAACAATAAAGAGAATTTTGGCATAGATAAATCGTTATATGAAGATAGTGGTTTAACTACTCTCACTACCAGCAATCAATGGGTTAAACGCATTACAAATAATGCGGCTGCTGACTTATTCTGTTAGGAAGGTGGAGCTGGTTCTACTACTTATTTCTGCGATCGTTATTGGACGAATGCTACAGCGTCTGACAGAACTTTACTGTTGGGGGCTCGCACGGGTGATGGTTCCATTGCGGGTTTATTCGATCTGGATTCTGGCCATAACCTTAGCGCTGCCGGTGCTGCTGTCGGTACTCGTCTGGTATATATCCCTTAATTATTAACAAATAGGTTGTCGTTCTGGATTGAACAAGTAAGTTAGATAGGAGCTAACACGAGTAATAGTTCCAATGCAGGTTTATTCAATCTGAATTCTAACAATGACCTTAGCAATGCCAATGCTAATGTCAGTACAATGAAGCACGATTATCAGAGAACTATCAGTGATTTTCAGATTATTTGAGGAACGAGACCTTGCCTCTTGGCAAAAGATAACTAACCTAAACGAGTGTGTTGGTAACTTCGGTGAAGACTCACTTAGGTGCTTCAGATGAAAAGATATAATAATTTATTTGAAAAGATTGTTTCAATAGACAATCTATATCTAGCTGATAAGAAAGCTAGAAAGAATAAGAGTAATAGAAACGATATTAAGGAGTTTGACAAGTATAAAGATAGTTTATTAGTTAGATTACAAAGTACACTGATAGACCAAACTTATACTACCTCTAAATATGATACATTTATAATTAGAGAACCTAAAGAAAGACTTATATTCAAATTACCTTACTATCCTGATAGAATTGTTCATCATGCTATTATGAATATATTAGAACCAATTTGGCGTTCTGTATTTATTACTAATACTTATAGTTGTATTAAAAAGAGAGGAATTCATAAAGCATTGTATGATGTACAAAGCGCATTGAAAGATAAATAGAATACAGTATATTGTCTCAAGTTAGATGTAAGAAAGTTTTATCCAAGTATAGACCATGAAATATTAAAGTAGATAGTTAGAAAGAAGATCAAAGATAATAAGCTACTTGCATTATTAGATGGTATTATAGACTCTGTAGAAGGAGTTCCTATTGGCAATTATCTTTCTTAGTTCTTTGCTAATCTTTATTTGTCATATTTTGATCATTGGCTTAAAGAGGATAAAGCTGTTAAGTATTACTTTAGATATGCAGACGATATGGTAATACTTCATAGTGATAAAGAATACTTAAGACAATTACTTGATGAAATAAGAGAGTAGTTAGGCACACTTAAATTAGAAATTAAAAGTAATTATTAGATATTCAGAGTAGAAGACAGAAGTATATCTTTTGTAGGATATAAAATCTATCACGATTATACTTTAATTAGAAAGAATATTAAGCACAAAATGTGTAAGAAAGTTGCTGCTATGAATAAACTTAAGCATATGACTTATAGTGAATATGGGCAGCAAGTCTGTAGTCATATTGGTTGGATGAAACATTGTAATGGTATCAATCTACTAAAGAAGATAATTAAGTATCATTAGTTGATTGAATATGCTAGAAGCTTGTAAGAACCGCCATTGGTTTCAATCAATAACATTTTTGAGTTAGTAACACATTATTAAATCTCTCGTTTTATAAATATAATCTCGAACAAATGTCATTTAGTCTCAGTTGATTTTTAAACCCCTTTTTGAATCTACTGGGACTTTTTTGGTTACCTTATCAAACTACTATCTATGAATTATTATCAGTTAGGAGAACAGACAATGCCGATATTTAAAAATATGTTTAGCAGTGTAGAGAAGTTTACTATCAGTGCGATTGGTGGATTAATATCTCTATACTCTCCGGTTTATGTCCCTATCTTAGCCTTAGCTGCTATTATAATTTTAGATACAATATATGAATGTAAGGTAAATAAGAAGAAGGAGACAACCGATATTGTTAGTAAATCTAAGAGATTATTTTCTAAGATATTTTATAAAATACGAGATGCTATCGTAGCAATCTGTGGTGCATTCACTATAGAGAAGTTTATAGTAACTTCAATTAATTTACATGCTGTAGAATTTGTTGCTGGAGCTATAGCACTCGTAGAATTCTTTACTTTACTTGAACACTTAGGTAAGCTTCATCCCAGATGGAAAGTATGGGCTTTACTTAAGAAATTAGTAAAGAAAAAAGGGGAACAGATATTAGATGTCAAATTAGATGATGAACTTTCAGATGATACCAGTCATAAGCGTAGTTAATTGGTTAAGAAAGAATTTCAAAGTAGTCGCAGTAGGTTTAGTTAGTTTACTTATTGCGACTATTTTTTATCAACATAATTAGCTACAGAATAAGAACAGAGAAATAGACAGAATAACTAACAACATAAGAGCATATGAAGAAATAGCTTCCAATGCTCAGGATAATAGCAGAGTACTTTAGCTTACTATAGATGAACTTAACCACAGTAAAGATAGCTTAATATAGCAAGTTAATAAGGTTAAGAAAGAATTAAAAATCAAAGACAAGAACCTAACTGACGCAAGTGTAATCAATACCTAGATTAATGATTCTGTGAAAACAGTAATCAAAGAAAAGTTAATAGACTTTAACGAAGAGCTAAAGCTCAATGATTTAACAACTATCATAGTTAGTAGAAAGGACTCAATCCTAACAGCCAAGATTGATATAAAAAATCAACAAATTATATTTGTAGAAGATAAGAAAGAATATAAACGTTTCTACAAAAACTGGCTACTTAGGTTCTTCCACTTTGATTTCAAAAAAGTTCGTATCAAAAATTATCAGATTGTAAATTCAAACCCTTTAATAAAGGTAACAGATACTCGTATCATTGAGTTACCTAAGTAAATAATATATTCAATAATTATTAATCAATAATAATATGCATAGAATATTTCGTGTTAAGGCTTACGAGATGGAACATGGTCCGCACTTCAATGAGGAACACGCTCGTAAAGCTGTAATGAAAATGGAAAATGAGGATGGTACTCGTGGACCGCATTGGTCTATAGAAGAGACTACCACATTAGCCAGTCAGTATGGTATTTCCTTAACTGGTAAATACAATCGTTACGATTGGTATGTAGCATTGAACATGGTATATTCTGATTACTATAGAGTTATTATGAACATTACTGGTTCTAATAACACTAAACATTACGTTGAATTCGCAAAGGCTTGGCTTAATGACAAAGATATAGACGAGGGTAAAATGTGGTACTACTACATTTACGTAATGTGTGATAAAATCAGAGAAGCTGAAATGGAATGCTACGAAGAAGAACTGGAGAAACACGAAGGTGAGGAAGAACCTTACGGAATGTTTAGACGCGGTTCTAGAGGTGGTAGAGGTAGAAGAGGTATGTATACTTACAGTAGAGTATTTCCTTCTATGAAAGAAGAAGACTTTGAAGAGTACAATAAACTATTCGATCGCGAAAGTGAAAGAGAATACAATCCTTATAATGAATATAGCCGTGGTAGATCCACTCGTTATATCAGATATTAATTAAAATCAATTTATAAACTAAATCAATTATGTTAGAAGATAGAATTATCGTGCAAGATCGCGGTATCGACGCTGGTCTCGCTGCTTTAATGCAAAATGCTAATAAAGGTATGGATCCTGCAGCTTTGATGGCTATGATGAACAACAACGGCGGTTTCGGTGGAAACGGCGGTTGGTGGTGGATCTGGATCATTCTGATCTGGTTCTGCTGGGGTGGTAACGGTTTCGGTGGCCGTAACGCTGGTGCATTAGCTTCTGAACTAAATACTGATGCTAATACTAATTTGCTCATGTAGGCTATCAATGGTAATAAAGATGCAATAAGCAATCTGTCAACTACTTTGAACTGTGACATCAATGCAGTTCAGTCCGCTTTGAATCAAATCAATGCTGGTGTAAGTTAGATCTCTTGTGATACTAAGCTGTCAAGTTGTGAAGTAATTAATGCTATTACTTCTGGTAATGCAAATCTTGCTTCTCAGTTAGCTAACTGCTGCTGCACAACTCAGCGTTCTATTGACGCTGTAAACAACAATATCACTAAGATGGGTTATGAAAATCAGTTGTCTGTATGTAACCAAACTAATAACTTGGTTAACACTATGAACAGTAATACCCTGTCTCTCCGTGATAGCAATACAGCTAATACTCAGTCTATAATCGCTAAGCTTGATGCTATACAGAACCAAGCTCTGTTAGATAAGATTGATACTTTACGTGAAAAGAACTCTACTTTGATTTCTCAGTTGAGTAACGAACATCAGACAGCTGCTGTAGGTTCTATGATTAATCAGGCTACTGCTCCTATTGTAACTAGACTGAATGATTTGCAATCAGATGTTGATGGTATCAAATGCAAATTACCTAATACAGTAAGCGTACCTTATCCTCAGTTAACAGCCATTAACACAGATATTTATCGTGCTGCTGCCTATGGTGCATACGCTGGTGATGTAGCATATGGTCGTAGTGGATACGGTTGTGGATGCAATAATTACTGGGGTTAATTCCAGTAAGAAAGGAGGTAAGTATGTGGCCTAACTTTTTTACAGGATTACCCTTTCTATTTCCTTCATTAGGAAGAATAAATTACAATACTTTACCAGTAACTAATGTTACAGTTGGAACTGAAGCTGTAACATTAGAACTTCCTAATCATGCATTTAGAAATAGAGATTATGTTGGTGGATTTTATATAGACTTAAGAACTGCAATACCTACAGGTACTAGTGCTACATTACCAATACTAATTGGCACTAATGGTGATACTAGACCTTTAGTAACTTATAACAATGAACCGGTTAGAGTTGAAAATCTTGCAGGTACTGGTATATATTTACTCCATTATAATAAGTATACAAATCAAGTATTTTTGGTAAGCGGTGGTTATAAAGCAACTGCTACTCCATCTGCTTAATAATAACAAGGGCTACTTTTTAGTAGCCCTTTAATAACTAATATTATGACATTCGATAAATTAAATCAAGGGGATAACGTCTATATTATAGAAGTTGTCGGAACATTCAAAAAAACAACGGAATACAATGTAGGTACTGTTATATCAGTATCGAATGCATACGATGAACCATTACAACCTGGTTAGTTTTAGTTACCTAATCAACCTAGGAAGAAATTAATAGATGTTACTATACAATGTAATGGGGAATAGAAAAAATTCTCTATACCTGAGAATAGGACCGTGATAACAGACAATAATCTAGGTTTAACTATATCTACAGATAAACAGGAGATTGTAGGTATAATAAGAAATTAGTACAACACTTATAAAGCTAGGAAAGAGTCAATAGCTAAGTGTGATGAAGAAATGAGTAAGTGCTAGGCTTTACTTGAGAAACTAGATATACCAAAGGAACCAATTAATACAGAGGACCCTAGGATAAAGGAACTACAAGATGAAATAAACGAATTAAAGAATATAATTAAACAAGCAAGTTCTATGGTTCCACCACCTATGAAATAGATGTTACCACAGAATATGTAGAATGTAATGAAAGAGGTTGATCAATAAGGTCAACCTTTTTTATTTTAAGACTGTGTAAGAAGAGCTATTACATAACTAAAGGGATTGTAAGCAATTAGCCATAAAATGCCGCTATGAGCTTTAAAATGCGTTTTAGGATGTATTAACGTTAATTATAAATAATATGTCACTTAATAACTTAATTGATAATATATTACTAATAGCGCGCAATAGTAATATTACTGAATCTGAACATCTATCTAGACATTAGATTGAGATGTGGATCAAGAGTTATAGGGCTATGCTAATTAAACAAGCTATAGACAAAGGCTATGATATTGATGAAGCATATAAGACTACTCTTGGACCTATTCATTTAGATAGAGAGGAAACAGTACCGGGCAAGTTTATATATATTGGCGATAGAGAATTGCCAACTTTAATTGGTTTTAAGAATAGACCTGGTGTAGTAGCTATACGAGATATGTTTGGTAATTTAATTTAGTTAGGTAGTTATACTAAAGCTAAATTACAAAGATACAGAAAAGCTACTTGTAAAGACTATATTGCTTGGGTTAGAGGTAATAAAGTATATGTAGAAGGAGATTCTAATTAGTTAGAGTATATAGAAGTAGATGTGATTGCAGAAGATCCTACAGAGGAGAAAGCTTGTTATAATCCAGATAGTGATTATCCAATACCAGCATCTATGATACCTACTATTACTTAGATGATACTTGAGAAAGAATTAAAGATATTAGTAACACAACCCAGTGATGTTACTAATGATTCCAAGGACGATACTTAGAATAGATATAGTAAATGAGAGAAAGAGTAAAATACAGACGTAAGAGTTATACTGTTGCTGACTTCTACACAAACTATAAAAAGAGTATTGATCCTAATACATAGTATGATGTAGATTTAAAAACTTATAAAGCAATAGTAACTGATTACTTTAAATACATACGTGATGAAATAATGTACAATTGCAAAGAATTCAAATTCCCATGCAGATTAGGTACATTACAAGTAATCAAACATTAGCCAAAAGAATTCTCTGGTAAGAGTTTAAGATGGGATTGGAAATCAACAAAAGAAACTGGAGAACCAGTATACTTACTTAATGAGCATAGTGGTTACTTCAAATATAGATTTCACTGGTCTAAAAAGAATTGTTTACTAACTAATAAGGGTAAATATTAGTTCATAGCTTCAAGAGAAAACAAACGCACACTCGCTCAAATTATTTTTAATAAGTTAAAGGATTATCCAGAATTATGATAAACAATAGAATGATTAGCTCTAAGACTGTTCTAGCAAAGGTCATTGCGGATTTAGACTTAAAAGAGGATCAGATTAAAATTTCTGATATTCGCGAGTGGATTTGCGAAGGAATGTTAAAGATTGGAGCTATACAACAATATGAACACAAAGTAGCGGTACTACCAGTTAATTGTCATTAGGCAGCATTACCATGTGACCTGTACAAACTTGGATAGGTTGCTTTTTCATTTTAGAATAACGGTGGTTGGCTACCTATGCGAAAAGCTACTTCTAGCTTTGGAGTTCAACACGATACTTGTATTGATAGACCCTGTATGTTGATACCCGACGCTGGTCTAATACCATTAGTAAAGAATATGTTTAATTTAGTATCTGATAGAGAAGCTTTAGACAAGCTTAATTCAGATTCTAATATGCGTAATACTTTAAGTGCATTAGTAAACCAGTATACTGTAGCAAGTCCAGCTAACAGATATGTCAATGGAAAGTATGCTCATACAGATACTACAATGTACAGTTGTGATTTATAGTATATGACAAAACCAGGTTATATTATGACTAATATACCAAATGGTTTTGTTAAAATAGAATATTATGCTATATTTACTGATAGTGAAGGTATGCCAATGATACCAGATATGGAATCATATAAGGAAGCTTTACTTTGGTATGTTACATTGAAACTTATGTATCCTAAGAAATTAAAGGGTCAAATATCTCAATAGGATTACATGGAAATGAAAACTAGTTGGAATTATTATTGTAAACAAGCTTACGGTGAAGCTATGGCTCCCGGTGTAGATGAAATGGAGAGCATTAAAAATTCTTGGTTGAAGTTATATCCTGAAATTGATGATCACGATACCTTCTTTTCAACTAGTGGAGATGAACAAATATTATATAATTAGAGTAGATAATTATGATTAGTAATACAGCTCAAATAAACACCTTTACTGCGGGTATGGATACAGATACGGATGTCAACTTATTGCCAAACAATAAGTATAGATATGCGTAGGATGTTCGTATCGTTACAGATGATAGAGGAACTGCTGGTGTACTATAGAGTGTAGAGGGAGCTAAGAAATATAACTTTGGCATTAAAGGTACTGAAGAGATTATAGGTACGGCTACTGTAAATGATATTGCTGTCGTAATTACTAAACTAATAGATGGTTATAACAAAGTATATCGTATAGAGAATTTTAATTCTCCTAACTTAGTTAGTACAGTAGTATTACAAGGTAAGTTACATTTATGTGAAGATGCTGACTCTAATCAGTTGAGTATAGTACTTAACTATGAAACAGTATCAAACATTAAAGCTTACTTTACTGATGGTCAATCTTCTATCAAAGTAATCAATATAATGAGTGATAAGTATATTAAGTATCCTGGGGTTGATAATCCGTTAGTAGATGCAGATGGCAATATACTTAATCCTAATAGTATTGATATCATTCCTAATGCAGTATTACCGCCATTTGAAATAAAGGAAATAGTATCTGGTAACTTTCAAGCTGGTATGGTTCAATACTGTTATAGATTATATAATAAACATTCTCAACAGACTTCTATGTCTAGCTTGAGTAATATGGTACATTTAGATTCTTCATCTATTAGTGCTTCACTTATCAATCATAAAGGTTCTCAGAAAGGATCTTATACTGGTAAGGGGTGTACTATTAGAGCAAATCTTAGTACGAAAGACTTTGATAGATGTACTATTATACGTATCTTTTATGAAGATAATAATGCTACTCCTATTTATTCTATAATAGATGATATTGAGATAGATACTACATTAGACCACATTAGTTATACTGATACTGGTAGTAATGTATTAAGTACCATGTCATAGGAAGAGTTTAATGCCTTTACTAGTTATGCGTTTATATGCAATAGTTTAACTTCTATGCAGAATAGATTGTTCGCATCTAATATCACAGAGACTTCTTGGGTTCCTATGATAGAAGACAATGGACAATTAGTAGAGTATGATGCAAGAGCATATAGAGCTAACTCTAATAATTATGTTAGGCTTGAAACTGCTAATCCAGATGATTACGAATATTTCTCCATTACTGACTATGAAGCAATGCGTAATATACCTAAGCAACACGATTGTATTAATCCATACAATGCTGCTAGGTCAAGTTTTGCTACACCTACAGAATATGTATATGGAGCAGATAATAAGCTCGGTGGTAATGGTCTTAATATATCCTATAGCTTTATTAGTACTGAATTAACTGAAACACACTCTCCATTATAGGGTTCCGGATTAGCAAATAACGTAGGTCTTGATGCATATAGTGAGTATATTAATACAATGCCTATATATGAACTCAATGGTAGTTAGATAACATCAAAGAGTATATATTCAGCAAGTAGACAGAAGAACTATGCAGATCCTATTATAGCTTCATTGTTTAGAAGTTATCAACGAGATGAAGTATACCGTTTTGGTATAGTATTCTATAACAGTAAAGCTATTCCGTCTCCTGTACTCTGGATTGGTGATATTAGAATGCCTAACTATAATACAGCACCTATTACAACCCAATATGGTGGTAATTGGTATTCTAAACCAATGGGTATTAAGTTCACAGTAAAGAACTTTCCTATTGATGCGGTGTCTTATGAAATAGTAAGATGTGATAGAACAGAAGAAGATAGAACCATTGTAACTCAAGGTGTTGTTACTCCTATATATAATTATCAGATCATCGAAACTTACGATACTGGAGAAATTGGTAGAGGAGAATCCGGTAAAGATACTAATGAGTATAGACCTATGCCATTCTTACACACTAAGCGTAGAAATATGCTTGTTGGTAGAAGAAATTCTGGAGCTACAAAAAAATCATCAGTGATAGATGCAGATTATATTACTGATAATTATTGGAGATTTATATCTCCCGAAGTATGTTTTAATGGGGAAAAAATGGAATCTATGTTTAAGGATAATATATATCTTAGACAAGAGTAGGTTCTATTATCAGATTTCAGTACTAGCGGACTAAATGGTTCTTATGCCAATAAATGGAATTGGGTTGGTATGAATAATACGGCTTATGACTTAGCTAACAATACTACTATAGATACTACGAATGGTAGAAAAGATACCTACGTAACAACAACGAATGATAGTTCTGCCGATTCTGCTACTCAAGAGTTTTATATAGGACAAAATGATAAATGTTGTGCCTATATATAGAAATTTTATTGGAGAGCTAACTCAAAGTTCTTGGGTAAAGAACAATCAATAACAGATGCCAAGTATCCTGCTATCATACCATATAATGCAGTACAAACTGGTGGGGTAAAGGCATACAAAGCTAATATAGGTAATATATCTTATTCTAACTGGACTGCTAGTGAATTTAAATACGGAAATAACGATACAGATGTTATTACATATGGACCGGCTGGACCTTGTCTTATACTATAGATATCTGATGATGATATAGGTTCTATTGAACCAATATCCTTCTATCGTGACCAATAGCTTACTGATTATTGTGCATTAACTGTAGTAAATGCTAAAAGACCAGTAATACCTTATAATGGTAATACTTACTCTGCAAGAACTAGTTCTACGTATATACCAGTAGGAGCATATGGTGATAAAGCACATTCTACTGTATATGCATTTGGTGGAGATACTTATATTGGTATACTTGACTATCCTGCACAGATGATATTTCAAAGAAATGCTTCTACAGGAGATGATGCATGGGCAGAAAGAAAGCGCTACTTTGGAGCATACATTCCATTAGAGAGTACTATTAATTTAAAGCTTTCTATGGGTGAAATGACAAATAGAACTTATAGTTCTGCAATGAATACTGTAGATGCATATATGTAGATAGAACCTGTATAGATGGGTACATATCATAGTCAAAGTAAACCATTCTACTTATACAATGATGCCTATTCATCTAATCCAGATGGTAAGATGTTTAGTGCTGAAGGACTGTATAGTGAATCTAATGTAACATCATCGAATAGAGTATATGTATCACAGGCTAAGACTACTAATGAAAATGTAGATAACTGGTCTGTATTTAAACCAGCTGACTATATAGATGTGGATTATCAGTATGGACAGATAACCAATATACGTGGTATAGCTAATAGATTATATTTCTGGTAGAATAATGCATTTGGTATATTGTCTGTTAATGAACGCTCATTGATATAGGATAACAATATCGGTCAATTAGTATTAGGTACTGGTGGTGTACTTGATAGATACGATTATATTAGTACTCTAAATGGTACTGAAGTAATCAACGATAGAAGCATAACTAACTCTGATAAAGGTATTTATTGGTATGATTCTAATAAGAATGAGATCTGTAGATATTCAGGTGGTGGAATAAGCATTATATCTAAGGACTGTAATGTACAAACTTATATGAACAATATGTTTGAATAGAAAACTAAAGGAGCTAATTCATTGTATGATAAGACATATGATGAAGTATGGTTCAGGTTGTATAACAAGTCTTTAATATATAATGAACGATTAAATGTATTTACATCTTTATATACATTTGAACCAGATTTTACGTTACCGTTCAAAGATAAGGTTGTTACAATAAAAGATAATGACTTCTATATTATTAACTCCTTAGATATTGATGGATTTGGTGATACAGATAAAGATATCAAAGTATAGACAGTAGTAAATAGAGATGCTTAGTATACTAAGGTATTTGACAATATAGCATTGCAAGGAGAATTCATAGCTCCTAATAATGAAACACTCAGATAGAATGTATTAAGTGGAGTAAAGTTTACTACCAAACATCAGACCGCTACTAGAAGTGGAGATGATTTAAACTTTGACTATCGTGAAGATACTTATAGATTACCTGTTCCTAGATAGGATACTTTTGAAGAAGATACAAGTATGTCATTCCCAGCTAGAATGAGAGGTAAATATATGATATGTGATTATTCATTTAGATCAGATAAGGACTATACTTTTTAGATGCCTTAGATAACAACTACTTATAGATATTCTAGAATTTAATATGAAAAAGAAAAGAAAGATTAAAGTACCTGCTGCAATATATGGACTTTCAAATAATGCAGAACTACAGTCTAGTATCACAAGAGGTATAGCTCCTAATGATCCTTCTCACTTAGCATAGTCAATTCCTACTAAGGGAAATGGATTAGGAAATGTAATGGGAAGTGTAGGTGCCATAGCTTAGGCTATACCAGGAGCTATTAATACTTTATCTAGTCCATTTTAGACATCTACTGCAACTACTGGTGGAGAAGCAGCTATGTAGTCTATATCTGGTATAGGCGAGGGACTAGCTAGTGGTGCTCAATTAGGTATGTCAATTGGTGGGCCAATTGGTGGTGTTATAGGTGGTGCAGCTGGTGCAGTAACAGGATTAATTGGTAAGAAAGGTAAGGAAGCTTCTATGACTTCCTTTACCGATTATGATGAAGGTACTTTAGGTACTGGTTTAATAGGAGCTTTTAAGAATAGAAAACTAAGAAAACGTAGAGCTGCTGTTAGACTAAATGCATTTCAAAATAGAGAAGGTGTTGCTGCTACAGAAAGATTATTGAATGAATTCAATGAAGATAATACTGAATTTAATACAGATACTTTTGAATATGGCGGTTCTATTCCTTCATCATTAGCGTATGTAGATGATGGAGAATTAATAGCTACACCAGATGGTCAAGTAAGCAAAGTACCTGAATAGGGGCAACCCACAGATAGTAATTTAATTAATTTACCAGAGGGCAGTAGAATATTAAGTAATACTCTTAAAGTACCTGGTACAAATAAAACCTTTGCAGAATTAGGTGATAAAATGATGGCAAAGAAGAAAAGTAAAGGAAAAGATATATATGCATAGAATGCAGAAATGTTGAATAATATGAACAATTAGATTCTGCATGACAAATTGTTTAATATGCAAGAAAGTTTAAAATCTAAAAAAGGTATTAAAGCTAAAAGTAAGAGCGTAGATAGCTTTGACAGTGGTGGTACTACAAGAGGAAAATTAACATTTAACCCGAGTTATTTAACTGGTTAGTACAAAAATAGAAAATTTAACACAGGAGAAATAGTGAATTTTGGCAATGGGGACTACATAGTTACTAGAACCCCAGGAGTATTAGATAATGTATACTATGCAGAACCATATACTAAATCTACTCCCGCTCCAGAAACAAGAGTGACTGCTCCAGTAAATACTACGGCACCTACTATAACTAAACCCACAGTAACTAAGAGGTCTACTAGCATTAATGGACCAACAGTACAATTACCAGAAGATTATGTAGAAAACCTGTATGAAAATTGGGCACCATCAAAGATAGTTGCTAAACCTCAAATAAAAGGCAACGGAATACTTGATAACTTTCTAATGACTCCTTCTGAAGTAGAGGCGGACATTGCTCGTAGATAGGAATGGGAAGATGCTGCTAAACCTAACCGTTCTACTTCTAGTCTTGGCGAATTAGCGTCAGGTATTGCATCATTAGCCCCTATAATGTCTAATCTGTTTACTAGCGACCCAGAAGCTGTACCAGCAAACTATAATCCGTATGCTACAGCTATTACTAATACTATGGGTAGACGTAGATTCAATATTAATCCATTACTTAGAGATATAGAACAGAATAGAAATGCAGCTAACTATAGCGCTAGTCAGTACAAAACAAATACTGGACATGATATGGCATTCAGATTACAAACTGCTATCGCTGCTAATAAAGCAAATGCACAAGCAAGAGCTACTGAGAACAATGCTAATAACCAGTATAGAGCTGAATATGCAAATGCTATGAATGATCTCGGTCAGCAATGGGTTAATGCAACTAATCTGGCTTCAGATCTTAATGCACGTAATAGAGCTGCTGCAAGAAATATACGTAGAACTGGTTTAGGTCAGTTAAGTCAATGGGCACAGAATAGAGAATTAATGAGTAACCAAAGAAGTAGAGATAATGCTATGCTTAAGTTATATGATCCTTTCTTACAAGCTGGTTTTACTAATGCTGACTTAACTGAATTTAGAAAATATTTAAAAAAGGGAGGAAATAAATAATGAGCGCTAATAGATATGATTAGGCTGCAGAAGCCCCTATATTAAATACATATGTTCCTATTAACTTTGGAGAATTATACAGAATAGGAGCAACACAAAAAGCCGCAGTAGAGGATGCGTCTAAACAATTTGGTACAGCTTTGTAGAAGTTTGGTGAGTTTCAATCTCCTTCATCTATAGATACGCAAACATGGTATAATAATACTATTGGTAGAGAAGACATATAGAATGTTATTAACTCTATGGTATCTAATCCTGATTGGATGAAGGATTCTGCTAATAGAGCTACATTACAAAGTATACTAAACAGCGTAGACTATGCTACCCTTAGTAATCTAAAACAGAGTAGAGAAGGCTTGTTGACTAGACAGAAAGCGAATCAACAATTAATGTTATCTGGTAAATATAATCCATATTGGCATGATGTTGATTTTACTAATTATGATACTACTAAATCCGGTACGTTTAATGATGTATCACCTTTAGCATATAAATCAGAGGTAGATTTAGTTAGACCATACGTAGACAACCTTAAAGCAAGTTGGATTAGAGATGAAGGGTTTGACAGATGGAAAGGAGTTACTGCAAAAAGAACAATGGAGGAAGTTGATAACAACATATCTTCTATACGTAATACTCCGGAGTATGCTAAGCATGTTCAATCTTATATGAAGCGATATAATCTAAGTGAGAAAGATGCACGGGACATGCTGGATACTACTTTGTATACTGCAGCTAGAGAGTTTGCATGGGAATTACCTGAAACAAATACTGCTGCATTACAAACGTATCTTGCTAGAATGAAATACGATCAAAATCAACGAGTCGGTCAACCAACCAGAATAACTGTACTTCAAGAAGAAGCTGCAGCTAAAATGGATAACTATAAAAGAAATATGGTTAATAACTATATCTCTCAGTCTGGTAAAGGCCTTAGTGAACTTACTCCAGAAGATTGGACTAAAATCAACGGAGCTATATATAATAGTATGGCTAATGGAATACCAGAAGAGGTAAAAGGTACACTTACTCCTACTGAATATTTTAACTATAAAGAGTATACTCCAATAAAAATTAAACCAGCAGATAAAAAGGCAGCCAGCTTACCAAATGACAATGCTGAGAAATATCAATATGAATTAGGTGATATGCTTCTTACTTAGAAGGGAGCAATAGCCAGAGATATTCCAGCTGGGGTATTTACAGTAGAAAGTGGAACTTCTATACCTACTATGATGAGTCCTACAGTAGGTGCTAGTATGTCCATTAAAAGTGCTCCAGTTAATGTCTATTATGATCCTAAGATCATTGAAACAGCATTGGCTACTATATCTTCAGATGGTATATTTGCACCAAACAATAAGACTTTTTCTTATTCTAATGGAGAGCAGAATATACTTATGAAAGAAGGTAGTCTTATTATTCCTAAAAAAAGATTTAAATAGGTAATTGAACAAATTATTGATTCTGAACCTGATAGATATAAAGGTATTAGTGCTAGGAAGTATATGAATATTCTCACGGGTGGTTATGGTTCTACTGACAGAACTATGAAGCTTATAAATGAACTCAAAGGTAAATATGATATAGATGGAGTTGAATATTCAGATTTAATCGAAATTAAAATGGCTAGACCTGTAGGTATTTCTTCAAGTTATAACCAGACTCATAACCTAGGATTCAATAAAGAATACTAGGGAACCAAAATAAACCAAGAATTATATAGTGATGTATTAGGTCAATCAGTAGAAGAAGCTACTGCAGGATTTAATAGTAACTTTTAATAAATATTTATGATACCAAAATTTGATACAGTAGTTCAGCAGAACGTAGACAGAGGTCTCAGAAAGTTTTATGCTGGCGTACAATCATTTAGAAAGGTTCCATCAGTGATAAACGAATTCACTGTGGAACCTTATAATTCAGAAGAGATGGATGCTATCGCATTCAATAATCTCCTTAATCCTGAAATAGGTTTCGAAAGAGCAGATGAATTGGGTAGTGGTAAAGGTAGTGTAGAAGAATTGAATACAGATTTGTTTGGTAATTCTGTATTAGCTGCTACCTATGATAAAGCTACTTATGATAGAATAAAGGTAGATAATACTTTAGGTTGGTTATCAGATAAGGAACGTCCTTTAAAGGACTATATTGATATTAGTAAGCCCACATCTAAGTATACATATAGTGAGATAGTAGACGGTAAAGTAGCTAATATACTTAGTGATATAAAATCTAAGGAAAATAAGCCTGAGTTTGATAATAATGGCAACTTAGTAACAAGATTAGTTGTTAAATATGACCCTGATCTAAATACTTATGTTTATAAACAAGTATTAGCAGATCAGGCTTCTATGTAGAAAATGGAAGCAGCGGGTGTTGCTTTAGCTAACATATATGGTCCTAAAAAGTATCAAGATGGTTTATTAAAGACAGGCATTAGAAGTATAGCCAGAGGTATAGCTAACATAGTACCTGATGTACTACAATTTGCTGCTGGTACAGGTGACTTACTTCAAGCTACTGGTAATGGTATTACTGGCAATGGTTTTAAGTCAGACTATGGTTGGTTGAACCAACTGGCTGATGAAAGTAAAGCTTTAGTAGATAACAGTAGAATAGGTAAGACAAGTATGAGGGAAGAAGAATCTTTATTCGATAATCCCTATGCTTTTACGGCAGGTCTCGGGCAAGGTGTATCTTCATTAGCCGAGTATGCAGCGTTTGGTGGACTAACTAAATCTGTAATGGCTGGAGTATCTGGTATGGCAAAGGGCAGTGCTAGATTACTTGATAGAGTGGGTAAAGCTACTAATTTGAATAGTTTAAGAGATAGTGCTAATAAACTTAATACTGTACTAAGTGCAGAAGGTATTGCTAATGAAAGTCTAGGTGTTATAGGTAAAACTATAAATGATGTATTCGTAAAGAATCCAGAATTAATACCTATGGTTAGCGCTGGACTAATTCTTAATTATGGTGAAGCATATCAATATGCAAGACAAATGGGGTTACCATTAGAAGATGCTGCTACGATTGGATTCATTATAGGTGCTCTAAATACTTTAGTAGAGCAAAAGTATGGGGCCAATGTGCTTAATAAGTGGTTAGTAGGTGGGTCTGGAGCGCAGAATGCTGCCAAGACTGTTATCAATTCAGTAGGAGGAGACTTAACTAAGTTATCTGATAAGGCTGTATCAAATAGTATCATAGGAAAGATATTTGACCAAGTAGAGAAATTTACCAGAGTACCGGTATTAGGTACAGCGTGGGAAGAAGGTAGTGAAGAAGCTATTCAAGGATTTGTGAAGAATAGCGTAGAATCATTATATGACCAGTTTATAGCTCCCAATGAAGCTGTAAAAGGTAAAGGCATGTTTGGTACAGAAGCTTTTGGTAAAGACGAATGGATGGGCATGTTAGAAGAAGGTACAATTGGTGCAATCCTTGGAGCTTTTGGTGGATTTGCTAATAGTAGAACTAAAGAGGATAACTCTATAATACCTTATATTGCATCTGGAGAATTTGACTCGTTAGCAGCTGGTGCTAAGATGGCCGCTAAACAAGGAGCTATTACTCAAGAACAATATGATGGAGTAATGGAGAGGGCTACTACTTTAAATGATTTGTATAAACAAAGTAAAGCTCTATTTAACGAAGCAATGATGTATACTGAACCAAACGATTAGGTATAGGTAGCATCTAGTTTGTTAGAGAAGTTAAGAAATCAATAGGATTACATACAGAATCTTAAGGATGCTGATGTAGCAGATCCTGATTTTGTTACTAAAGATATATTAGCCTTTACAAGTCAAATAGATAATGCATTATCCACTAATGCAACTGGTATGAGTGTATTGCAGGCATTTGAAAATCAACTTAGAAATGCAGGTATAAATGAAAAAGCTGATTTAATACAGAATGCTAGAAAGGATGCAATACGAAGATCTAATGATATATCTAAATCAACTAAACCGAGTAATGATTCTGAAAGATTAGCTTATATGATTACTAAAAACATGTTAGCTAATCAAATATTTTCTAAATTATTTAATATTAATATGTCTCAAAGAATATACAATGAGACTAGAAAGAAAATTCAAAATTTAGAAAATCAGTCTCCAGAACTGTCTGCATTAGATTTAACTCTAAATGAACCAATAGCTGGCGAACCTACTACTGCTGATCAGAAAAGTAGGATTAAAATTCAGAATTTAATAGACGAATATTCTAAATCAGAGACTACTGATGAACAGCGCATTAAGATTAGAGAACAGTTAGCTAAGGAAATAAAACATAGATACAACAATATACGTAATAATGCTACTTATAAAACAGCAATGAATCTTGATCAGTATGCTGATAATAAAGAGATTCAAGATAATACACGTATATCTAATATACTAGACAAGTATGATTTACAATACTTATCTGGTGATAAAGCTAAACAGGACTTTACTGAATCTAATAAAGCTGTAACTCAAGCTATTGAAACTAGTAATAAAATACAGGAGGAAACTAAACAGAGACAGACTGCTGAAGAAGAAGCTACTTTAAGAGATCAATAGATAGAACAAGAGCTTGAGGAGATGTATGAGTAGCTGTCTACTATAAATAATGATGAAAGTACTCCAAATGAAATAAAAGAAAGTAATAGAGTATTTTTAACAGGTGGTATAGAAGGTAAAATAAACTATTTAAATACAGCCAGAAGGAATAATTCTAAACGTCTTAATGAACTTAGTAAGAGTGAGCAGAAACCAGAAGATTGGAACGAGATAAAGAACAGTCTAGTAGAATAGAATAAGCGTTTTACTAAGTATGTAAATTATCTTCAAAGTATATAGAATAGAGGGGATGAATTCTATGCCAATAATGAAAGAAGAAACATAACTGGTCTTCCAGAAGATAACACTACATATGTAAATCCTTCTACTGGAGAAGATGTGCAGTTTGACAAATCTAAAACTCAATATAGTAATAATGAGGGATATATATATACAGATACAAATGGAGTAGAATATCCTGAATACACTATACTGAATGGAGAAAGAACTCTCAATCCAGTATTGGCCGATATGGTAAGTAAAGATGGGATTTCTTTTCAAGAATCTATGTTGATAGATAGAAATGCTCAGTAGATGAAGAGTTTGGCTCCGGATAGAGAGCAAAGCTATGAACCTGTAGCAGAAGAAGAAAAATTCGTAAGTAGACCAGTTGAACAACAAGAAGGTGAAGTAAAGATAACAGAACCTGTAGAGAAAGATAATAAACATATTAAGTTATTATCCGGTAAGGATTTTGCTTTACAGTATGTGAATAATCCTGCATTCGATCCTAAAGCTCTATCTGTAGAGTTTACTTTAAGTCAGAATTATAATAATACAAATATATCTCCAGAGGCTAAGAAGGCTGCTGACTTATATAAGAAACTCCTCAACAGTAAGAATCCTGTAAAAGCATTTGAAGATTTAGAGGTAAAAGATAAACAACTCATAATTTATCACCTGCCTATATAGGCTACTACCTATAATGAAGTATCTAAAATTAGATATAAGAATATACACTATGTTCCAGCTGAAGGTGGTACTAATAGTAAGTTTAAGTTAACTTCAGAACAAAGAGATGAAAGAATCAAACTTATTAGATCTTTATTGGCTAATAAAGGTAGTTTGTCATTCAAACAAGGTTCTTTAAATAGAGAGGGAGGATACTTTAATACTATTCAAGGTTCTACTTAGAATAGTATAGCAAATATACCTTCATTGGGTATAACCTATGATAGTAAGTCTAAACAATATATACACAAGGTAAGACATTCGCAAACTGGTAAAGTGATGAATATACCAGTTCGCATTGGTATTGGTACTAATACTCAAATTATATATTATGAGCACAATGGTAGAATAGATGCAGCAAGAGCTACAGGTAATCCCGGTACTCCGTATCTTATAATACCTTCAGCATTGTCTCTTACTAAGACTCCCGGTTTTGTAATGAAACTTAATCCTAAGAAAGTAGATGAACCAGTTGCTAGATTAATAGCAAAGATGATGCTTACTTTGGTTAGTTCAGATGTAAAAAGACGTAATTACCTTAACTCTGTAATTAAATCTTCTGTTGGTTTAGATGGTAAATCTTTCAGCGAAATAAATACTTTCGGTTCTGATGTTACTATTGGTCAATTATTGGATGATCTTATATTCTGGGGACCTAAGACTATTCAAGACAGAGAGGACAACAAATATCCTAAAGGGTATCTTAGAGCTAAACAATTAGTAATAGATTTCGATGAAAATATCATACGTTATGGAGCTAAACTTACTCCGGTTGATCCTAATAATATTGAACCGTTTGTTCAATGGATGATCAAGAATAAGAACTATGCTATAGATCACAATCTATTATCAGCTAATTCTAATAATGAGTTCGGTTATACTATTAAATCTGGAGATTTTACTTTAGAATCAGACAGAAATACTCCATATCTCACAAGATTGATTAATCAGGGTGTATTTAGAACTAATCTTGATCCAGGAGAAGACGCTAATCTATATAGACAATCACTTCTATATTTAGAACCATCATTAGATGTTACTTCTGATGACACCCCTACTCCGTTGAATGCTGCTCAATAGGAAACTAAGTAGACAGAACAGTAGGAAGAAGAAACTCCTAATGTTGAAGGATCCTCAATAACTATTACTAATAAGGTAGATAAAAATTCTGGCAAATCTAAATGGAATAGAGAGGGTTTGGCTGCATCATTAGCTTCTGCCCCTGATGGTACTACTGTTACTTATACTATAGATCCTGAATTGATGTAGGACTTTTATCCTAAACATACATTTAAAATACAGGATGGTAAATTAAATGGTAGAACATTAGATACATCCAGTGATTTACAAGCTTTAAAAACTCTTAGAAAAGCTGTAATAGACTCGTATAATGAAATAGCTGGTAACGCTAATGAAGAAGACAATATATCGAAGATATATAGTTAGAGTGCTTTAGCAAGTATTAGTGTTAATTATCCCAGTAGATCTACTAAGAAAACTACAAAGAAGACTACTACTAAGACAAAGAAAGTAACTAATCCTAAGAATCCATTTGACAGCGATACAGCAGAAGGTAAGAGATATACCAAAATGTATAATTATCTTTCTTCTTTAACTGGATTCGATGCAGCTTCTATATCTGATTATTTGACTCAATTACAAAATAATCCAAGAGTACTGTATAAGAATGATCCTAAACTATAGGAAGTGTTTGAATCAGCAGATGAATTATACGAAACTCTTGAAGATACAGTTCCAGGACAAGGTATGAATGTAAAAGCATATCTTACAAAAATTGCTGATACTATAGTAAAAGACCAACCTAAACAAGCTAAATCGTCTGCAGTAAAAGAAACCGCTAAAATGCCAGACACACCTGCACCCAGTAATTTCGAGCAGGCTGCTTCTAATACGGTTACTGCATAGGACGCACAGGAACTGAATGATTTAGCAAAACAGATGGGTATGCCTGATATATTTGCTTAGTTTGACAATCCTTCTGGCCCTACTATGGAAGTTAATTTAGATGAATTAGATACTACTTATGAACGTTCTAACATATCTAAAGAGGTAGCAGGATACCGAAATATGGTTGGTAACTTAGTAAACAACGATGTACAACTTACTGACAAATTGATAAGTACTATAGGTACTCATGGCAATCCTGTATTAGCTTGGGCTATAATGTCTAAGGATGGATTGACATTGTATCAAGGAGCTAAGCAAGGTGCTCCATATCACGAAGCATTTCATAGAGTATCGTTACTTTACTTATCACCAGAGGAAAGAGAAGAACTTTACAGACAGGCTAGAAAAGAATATAATCTGATAAATAATTCAAATAAAGAAGTAGAAGAGTATTTAGCAGAAAGATTTAGAGAATACGTATTAGCTAATGATTTTGACAGAAGTGTAACAGGTAGAGTAAAACAATTCTTCAAAAACATAGCTAACTTCTTTAGAGCTTTATTTACAAAGAAGCCTAAATTTGAAGATATAAATAGTTTGTTTGCTAGTATTAGAAATGGAGAGTATAGGTTTAGAAAACAAAATCCTATATCAGTTAGTAATTTTGATGCTAACTATGGCAAACAAGCTAGAGTACCTTTGACTATCAATGGTGTTACTTTAGAAGCTATATACGATAGTAATATACTAGAAGAAGTAATCAATACATTGGCTGCTACTACTTTGTTTAATAACAATATACAAAGATTATAGAGCCTTAATAAACCTATAGATTTCCAACCTACCATTGATTATTTACAGAAATGTAAAGATGCTTATCAGGCTGTAATTGAAAACGATTAGGCTAGCGACAAAGCTAAAATCATGGCTCGTCAGGCTACAAATATATATACAGAGATTTTGAATAATTTCAATAATGTATTCAGACCTCTTATAGATATTAAGTTTGAAGGCTATGGACTTAGAAGAAAGAAAGCAGAAATGGAAGATTCATATAAGGAAGATATGAACACCATAGTAAATGATGAAATAAAATCTGCATACGAATTTTCTGCTAAGGAGAATGCACAAGCTGATGTTAGATTGTTATTCTTAACTCTTAGAAGTAGTAAATTACCTAGTACTACTACATTTATGAATCAGTTCACTAATGCAGATATAGCTTGGTATAATACTTTTAGTAGATTACACAGTGCTAAATCTTATGAGGAAATGATTCAAAGACTTAAGGATGCAGCTAGAGATACCGAACAACTTGGAGATGAGTATAAGATAAATATGTATAGTGAGTTGTTGAATAGATTAGAAAACTCTGATCAACAATTTAAGAATAGATTCTTTGTTACATTTAAGAAACACAGAAATAGATTTTAGAATGCATATTTTGAATAGACACAAAGAAGAGGTAGGATAACTGGTGTAAAAATGACATTTGGTGATGCAGATATCAATAAGCGTTCAAGAACTATTAATAGACAATGGTCTGTAGCTTTTGGTATGTCTAATCCATCAAGTAGAAAGGACGAACTAAAACAAGCAATTAGTGACTGGAATAAACTAAAGAATAAAGTAATTAAAGGTAAGTTTGAATTTGATGATACAGTTAATGAGATAATAAGAATATTTTCCAAATTTAATATTACGTTAGACAGTCCTGCAATATATACTATAATAGCAGATCCAGAATTTGTTGATGTAGATAAGAAAGTAGCTCTACGTAATTTCATTCTAGATATTCCAAGAACAGGTACAGCCGAGAGTAAATATGGTATACAAAACTTGTTCTCCAATGAAGGTCCTATTATGAATGCTGCTAACGGTAAAGTAGATTCAGATAAAATACTCAACATACTTGGTAATGAAAAGTCTGTAAAATTCTTAGCAGAACAATATATTAAAGCTAATCCTACATCAGAAGATGATAGTGTAATAGGTCCTAATGGTAATAATGTGTATGCTTATTCAGAGCATAATACTATCACATCAATGTTTGAAGATTGGCTAAAAGATGAAGCATACATCAATGAATTGTCTTCTTGCAAGTATTGCGATAGTTCAGTATGGTTATCTCAAATTAAGAGTAGCAAAGATGTAAGAGATGCTCTAAGAGTATCAACACAATTATCAGTTATATCTAAAAATGAAACAGATACTGGTAGAGGATATCTAGATATTGCTCCTGTAGAAGACATTTTACTTAAATTTAATGCTACATTAAACAATAAGTTGCCTTTACCTACTCTAGCTAATAAGCGTACATATTACTTTATTGAAGGTTTAAAACGTCAGTTAGTAAATGTAAATAAAGATAGGTCTAAGAAGTTACAATTAGATGATGATACTATTACTGTGTTTATGAAGTATGCTATTAATGAGTATGAAGTAATACAGAAAGCGTATGAACAAAGAGACAAATTCTTAAGTGATGTTGGTTTATCTTTAGCAGAATGGAATAATCTAAGTGCAGCTGAACAAAGACAATAGATACTTAGAATAAACAGAGAGGCCATCGAACAAGGTAAAGCTGACAGTTTCAAATACCTTGTAGAGAATTATCACTACAATACTAAAGGTGATAAGATAATATTTGAGAATGGTAATGGATATAAATTTAGATACTTTGTAAAATTACAAAGCGAAGTAGATAAGTATGGTCTTGACAAAGTATATACAATGTACTTCAAGAATCCAAACAACAAGAAGTTATATAATTATGTTAAGAATTCCTTAAATTGGAGAATAAATGATACTATTCAACAATTTATTAATAACAGAATTATAGAACCTAACTCTCAAAATATTAATTATGACGGAGAGTCTATAGCAAGTGATATAATCAGAGGAAACATATTACTAGATTCAGATTTAGTACAACCACAAAATGGTAAGACTACATCAGAGATGATAGCTAGCGCTATTGCAGATTATGCCGTTAATTCTGCTATATCTACTTTAGAGTTTGAAAAATTAGTATCTGGAGACCTTGCGTACTATAAAAACTTAGACGACCGTGTAAAACGTTACTCTGCTCTTACTTCTACTAGACAGATAATGAATATACCTCAGGATGATTAGACGTACAGAACTATATCTTTAAATACTAACAAATTGGTATCTAAAGTAATGCATGATGCTATGTATGATAAGTATGTAGGTACAGAAGAAGCTCCTGGTATTCTTACTAAATTATACTTCAGATTCAGAGACGAAAACAAATAGAACTTTGTTGGTCTAACTGATAAAGAGATATACGAAAAAGCGTAGAAAGATGCTGATAATAGATTATCTGGTTATAATGACGTAGACCCAACAGATGCTCAGGTTTGGATTTCTCCTACTATGTTCCGTAAATTATCTATAATGAACGGAGATTGGAATGAAGATAAATAGAGAGCATTTGACTTGTTAGAATCTGATGAACAATTATCTTTAGAATAGGAAATAGAATTGCATAATATAGTTATGCAACCATTGAAATATGTACATTTTGGTTACATAAATTCTGATGGTAATAGAATTCCTATCTATGATAAGATGTCTCTAGCTACTATATTCAGACGTACTGCTGTAAATCGTGACTTACAACAAATGTATGATTACATGAAAGACAACGATGTAGACATGATTAAAATGAATAGTGCTACTAAGTCTGGTAACATGCAACGTATGAAGATGTATGACGGAGACTGGAAATTACAAGATCTGAATGAGTCTGCTGTATATGAACAGGAATTCAAATACATAGGTAAACAGTTAGTGACCGATCCTCATAATGTGGAAAGAGTTACCTTTGCAACACAACCTATTAAGATATGTATGTCTAATGTTGAGAAGGAAGGTGACTATGATTTCCAAGGTAAGACAGTTAAAGGACAGAAATTAATTGACGAATATGTTCAAGCTATAGATAGACTATCTGATATAGGTAAATAGAAGCTGTTTAATCAAATAGGTATTAAAGAACAAGGTGGTAAGTTATATGTGGACAAAACTAAGTTCGTTAAAATGCTTAGGGATGATGCTATCAACAGTAATATGCCATATAATTTGATTGATGCTTTACAAACTGTCATTAAGTCTGACGATACTACAGATTATTATATAGAATTATCAGTGTTGCCATCTCTTAATTGGATACATAGTAGGATAACTGCAATGATTAAGAAAGCTACTATTGATATCAATACTCCAGGTAATGCTTTCATTCAGATGTCTAACTTTGGATTTAAGACTACTACATTCGATAAACCTCTCAATACAAAAGTAAAAGGAGAAGGTATAATATTTAATGACGAGCTTAAGTTCAAAAGACCTGATAATGGCAGAATGGAATGTATTGTATCTATTAATCTATTCAAATCTGTATTACCAGCTGAAATACAAGGAGATTTTGAAAAGTCCAAAGAATACATACTAGCTAATGCTGATTTGTTTGCAATAGGTTATCGTATTCCTACACAGGGTATGAACTCTACACTGCCATTACAGATTGTAGATGTATTAAGAGAAAGCTCAGGCGATGTTATTATAATGCCTTCTGAAATTACTACACTTACTGGTTCTGACTTCGATATTGATAAAATGTACATGGCTAGGTACAACTATAGAGATATAGACGGAAAGCTAGAGAAAATACAATTTATTGATAGTGATGACTACTCTAATGAAGAAGAATTCCTAACAGCAGTATATAATTATAAATATGCAGCTTATCAAACTGATAAATATAAAGAAGCAGAAAAGGATGTACCTAAAGTTCTTAATACTCTGTATAAGAAAGTATTAATGAACAATGATACTATGATGGCAGAAGATAAAGAATTCTTATTAAATTATATTAAAGGTTATAATTCATTTATTAACTACAATGATGCATTAGATATACTTGATAATGTAACTATATCTGATACTGAAAAAGTAAGTAGAATAAGAGGATTATTCAATAAAAAGACCGATATAATAAAATTAGAAGACTTTATATCAAATAATACAGGTAAAGATAAATGGACTGTAAATAGCAGAGAACAAATAGAAAACAGATTATTAGATATATTTAATACTACTCTTACTTCTGATAACCATTTCCTTGATGCTACTACTCCTCTTGATGTTACTACTCAACCTATTAAAGATATCGTAGGTAAAGTAGATAAATATCTTGCTGATAAGAAGAATATCAGTTCTCTTGAAGCATTATTCCCTCCATATCAATTGGAAATTAAGAATAACAATACTGGTGCTGATGCAGGTATTGGTCCTATGGCATTGATTAATACATTCAGAACATTTGCTCAAATAGCTGGCTTGAATTTAAATACTATGCCTGTTACTAATGATGGTAAACCTAATGTATGTCAACTACTTGGTATCAATACTTTAGATCTTAAGTACGATAGAAATGGTATATCTATATTGGACTGGACTTCTGCATTGATTAATGCTCACGTAGATGCTGCTAAAGACCCTTATATTACTCGTCTTAATGTTAATAAATATACATATAGTGCTACTGCATTTATGGTATCAGCAGGTCTGGGTGATTCAGTATTTTACTTCTTACCACAGCCCATACTTAGAGAGTTAGCCTCTGAAGCTATGCGTATAAAGAGTGCTAAAATAGGTTCTAATCCAATTGAAATATATCAAAAAGCTTGGCTTAAGAATACTAAGGAAAAATATGAAAAACTACTTGAAGATGCTATAAATAAACATAATAGTACAGTTACTTCAGATGAATAGGTACTAAGAGAAGACCTTCCTTTGTATGGCGATACTTTCTTTACAGATAAAATAATGAATAAAGAATGGTTAGAAAGTCAATTAGCAATACCAGAAAAACAAAGAGATTATAATTGGTATAATAATCAGTTACAAATACTTGAGTATTTCAATCAAATAGATGAATATGGAAAATCTTTATCTAATTTGATTAAAGCGTCTCAAATTGATACCGCTAAGTTTGGTAACAACGCTAACGAAATGATATTACATCTACATACCATAGAACAGGCATTATCAGATACTAACTTTACTAATCCGTTTGATATTTTCAATAAAACTTTCTTAGGTAAGAAGTTAGAAAATAGTATCAACCTAATGTTCAATATGTTAAGTAATGAGATTATAGAGTTCGCTCCTAACTTTGTAAATATGATAGAATAGATACAAAGATAGACAGTTACTTACTATGCTAAGGATGAAAGAATAGTCAATGCTATATCAAGAGAATTAAAGACTAATATAGAGGCTGGCTTCTTTAATGAATATATGAAAGCCAATAACAAGACTGTTAAATCATTGTTCTATGGTAATAATTCTATAGTAGATAGAGTATCTAACTTAAGAAATGTAATATATACAAATCAAAAGTATTAGAATTTAAAAGATAATGCATTATTAAGGTTGCTTGAACCTGGTATAAATTCAGATCCAAATGCTCCTAAGATCTTCGAAGTATCTACTACAAAACAGCGTGATACTCAATCTAAGAATATGTATACATATGCTTGGAGAGACTTATTAGAACATCCGAGTAAAGAAGTAAGAGATATTGCAAAAGATTTAATTCTATATTCATTCTATAGCAGTGGTGGACATTCTAATGGTATCTATAACTTCTTTGATTTGGTACCTTATGAAGTATTAGCGAAAGGCTTTGAGTTGAATGGTCAGACCTATGAAGAATATATGAAATAGACAGTAAGGAGTCTTAATGATAATGAATCTTACTTAGATTATGCTACTATCATAGATAACACATTAAGAAGTCTATGGAATAATGATAGATTGATTCCCGATGTATCAAATAATTTTATAGATGCATCAATGTCTGACCCTGATGTTAAACACGGACCTGCAATATATCTTCGTTTACAAGAAGATAGAACTAATTTCATGTAGTCTTTAGATGAAAGCTATAAACCTTATGTCAAAATAAAGGACAAAGCTAATGTGAACGATACTTTATTATATAAGTTTGTAGGTAAGAGTATTAACACTAATGGAGACACTCAGTTAGTATATGCGTTAATACCTAAGACAGGTTATACATATAAGGGTTTCTCTATAAAAGAGGCTTCCAATACTACAGAACTTCCTACTAATCAAGTTAAAGACTATACTGACTTAAGTGTAGAGTTTAATAAGAAGTTTAGTAAGAACCAAGTTAAGTTTATACCTGCAAAAGAGATAATAGATGAAACTGGTTCTAACCGAACCTATGATGAAGATGGAGAAGCTGAAGTGAAGAATATAAAATAGGAATAGCCAGTTGTTAAAGATGCATTTAATAGCAATATGCCACAAAAACAAGCTGAGGCTATATTAAGTAAAGATGCTATTAGACGATTTACATATTAGGATGTGCAATTCTCCACTGTAAATCAAGCTTATTATTATACTATAGCTAATTTGATTCCCGATCCATCCAACAAGGATGTAGGATAGAAATTATTATAGAATTTATTAGAGGTTGATAGATTAGCCAAGTGGATAAATTATGATGTTAAAGGTGAAGATGGAACTACATTAAGAGAAATGGAAGAAATATTACATGATCAATTGATGTATGACATCCAATATGCATCTATAACATCAGATCCTAATGCAATTGAAGCTTTAAAAACTATAGAGACTTCAGATGAAATACTTACAGATTTGAAGAACGATATAGCTAATGATTTCAGTGATGAAGCAATGTTAAACTGTAAAGGAAAATAATATGATATGCCCTAATTTAAACGATAAAACAGTAAAACAATAGTTCACAGAACTTGTTAATGCCGTAGGCGAAGTAGCGGCATATGATATATGGAACCAAAACAATGGTAATGCTATAGACAAGGCCCCTAATGGGGCTGAGTCTAAGCTATTTTCAGACCTTTTAAACTATTATAATGGAGATAGCAATAGTGCTATAAAGGCTAAGGCTTAGGTATACTCTAGAAGCTTTAAAAATAAATTTGGAGATTGGCTTAACAGTAATAATGAACCTTCACTATCAAGTATAGTATAGACTGACACCAACATATCAAATACTATTACTCCTTCTGATCCAGATTTACGTGAAAGATTATTCAATGGTAAAGATGAAGCATCTATTGGAGTAATGCTTACCAGATTAGCTAAAAGTAGTCCAGCACTTGTTCCTTTTATCAATAAAGTAAAAGCTAATATACCAGTAAATGTAAAAGCTAGGAAAATAGTACTGATACCTTATAATGAAAATAATCCATCTCATGCTTGGTATGATACTGATAATGGCATAGTTTACATATCAGAAAATGCAGCATATGAACATAATGGAAAATTATCTAAAGCTGATAACACAATATTCCATGAGATACTTCATGCAGCTACAGTAAGTGTACTCAACAATAGTCCTGAATTAAAAGGTGAACTTAAGTCTATAATGGACAATGTAAAATAGTATATTGGTTCTGACTACTATGGTATGAAAGATGAATATGAATTCTTAGCTGAATTATGGTCTAATGCAAGATTCGCTAAAGAATTAATGAACATACCTGCTTCTAAAAAACAAAGTATGTTAGATAAGATTATAGACTGGTTAATGAAAGCATTTGGTATTACTAATTCAGATAATGCTTTTGTTGAGGCTCATAATTTTATGGTTAATATGCTTACTAATTATCAAGATTTAAATTACAACTTAGAATATATAAATAAGGAACTAAGTACAGCAAACCTGCATTTAGCTAAACCTATTAAACAGACTAACAATCCTGTTACGATTAAAAATATATTTGATCAACAAAGTAAACATATCGCTTTTGATGCAGATACTCATACTTATACTAATACCGAAACTGGAGAAGTATACAAATCTGTATCTGATGTTAAGAAGTTAGCTGGTTTTGCTGAAGATATAGATACTATGACTCAGCAACAACTTATATATGGTGACTTCACCGCTAGAGTAGGTACAGCTATACATGAGGTACTAAGTAAGTTGATGAAAGGTGAACCAATAGTAGATACACAATTTAGTCCTAGGGTAATAAAACAACTTACTAACATAGCTAATATAGTAAAGAGAAACGGTCAAGTAATAGCATCAGAGTAGGTAATATCAAATGATAATGCAAAAGTAGCTGGTACATTAGACTTATTAGTAAGAGATAAGAGAGGTAAAATAAAACTTCTTGATTTTAAGACCAAAATGCGCAATTATGGGGATAAGAAGAAATATGGTTTTACTTACTATAACAAAACTAAATATTCAAATAGACCAGATAGGGACAGACATATGTTCTAGTTAGCAATGTATCAATACATGCAAGAACAATTGGGGATACATATAGATGAAAGAGGCGTAATTCCTATCGAAGTAGATGTAGATAAGGAAGGTAATGTTACTAATGTGTATTTCTCTAATGTACTAGTAAATGAAGAAAATCAAAACGAACTAACCGGTGTATATAAAATGCCAGTGCGTAGCGATGTAGATTTAGCAGCTAAGAAATCATTAGGTTTACTTGGAGAAAATAATCAATTAAGTAAATTAAATGAACAACAGTTAAAATAGACATCAGAGATAGTAAACAAGATATTAAAAACACTATCTAATAAGACTATATTGTTATCTTCTAAAGGTAGAGATATTGAATCTAGAATACTTAAGAATAAAGTAAAAGAGTTTCAAGATGCTACGGAACAAGAGATAATGGTTGGTTATATTAATACCGCTCTAAGTAGCTTAGAAAAGGAAATATAGCGTTATAATACTTTGTTAGACAGAGAAAAGGAAGAGGGTCAAGCTGTATGGAATCTAACTACATTAGAAATATGGAAAGATTTAGCAGAATCATTTGAACCTCTTAGAGATCTTAGAAACTATCTATATGACTACAAAGATTTCTTATCTAAAGATGAACAAGCAGAAGTACTGAAAGCTTTAGATACTGCTATTACTTATAAAGATGTATTAGAAAAGGCTTATGATGTTAAAGGTAAACCTCTTTGGATCCAATGGTTACAACCGTTTGTAGGTATAATTAGAGGTAGGTATAAAAGAGAAGCAGAGATACAATATAAGAAAGATAATAAAGGAAGAAAAATCAATAAAGATGATATGCAAGCTTATATTGATAAATATATCAATGATAATGCTGAAAAGATTCAAACTGAGACATATAACTTTATTGAACAACAATCAAGAATAGCTGATTCCGATACTAATGCTTTTTATAGGTATACTGATACTATATTTCAATCATAGGATCCTATAATATCTGCTATGGCAAAAGCTTATGATGAAGTCGTATCGTAGACTAGAGTACAATATGTAGATAAGTATAGAAAATTAGCTGACCTTACTAAAGAATTACATAAAACATTAGGTGTAACAATAGCATCAGATCCTAAGAAAGTATATGATTTTATGATTGAATACACTTCTAGTGGGCCAAGATTGGTTAAATAGATGCCTTCATCTTTTGATGATGCTTATTTAGAAGCTAAGGAAGAAATAGACAAGGATCCCAAGTATATACTTCCAGAACAGAGAAGTGAAGCTTTAAGAGCATGGTTGAATAAAAATGCTCCTATAGTAGATAAAGAAAGACTTAATAGAGCTAAGCTTGATTTATTTGATAAAATGTTATAGGAAGATGATATCACTGAAGAAGAGCATAAGATACTTGTGGAAAATGAAAAATCAAAAAATAGAAGGAAAGGTGTATATACTTTAGCTTCAGAAAGTAAGATAAGCAGACAAGCTGCAGAATTAGTTCAGCAAGAAATGTCTAAACTTATTTGGCAGTATAGAAAAATAGATCCTAAACTGTATCCTAATACTAAGTGGGACAATTTATCAAAACTTAGAAAGACCAATCCTGATGATATTAGAATACGATTTTATGATTTTATATATTCCTTATCAGAAGAAGGAGATGCAGGTGTAGCTAAAAGATATAAACTAAATGGTAGGTTACCTGGAGTATCACTAGACATGATGGAAAGGGTCAAATCTGGGCAGAATATAGCTAAGGCTGCTCTAAGAGATGCAAAGAGACAAGTAATTAGAAATGAGGATGATACTCATCTTGGTTCTTTTGCATTATCTGATGAATTAGATAGACCTATAGACTTTGTTCCAGTATTCTATACAGCTAGATTAGAAGAACAAGATCAATCTTATGATATACCTAGCATATACAATAAATGGTTTGCATCAGCTTTAAACTATTATAATACTACTAAAGTAATGGCTCAATTAGAATTCACTAGACATGTTGTTAATAGTCGTAGAACTAAAATAACTGATAGTAAAGGTAGAGCTATAAAGAATTATTTAGAGAAGAAATTCCTTGATGAAAATCCTAATTCTTCTATTAATGCTTCTGATGTAGTAAAAGATACTTCTAATTTAGCAGATTAGTTAAATGATTGGTTCTAGCAAGTAATATATCAGAAATCAGATGCTGATCTAGGTATAATAATGGGAGTAGACGCTGCCAAATTAGTAGATTTACTATCTAAGTATACATCATTATCTATAATGGGTGTTAACTACATAAGTATGGTTAACAATGTCCTTATGGCAGAGACTCAACAAGCTATTGAAAGCTTTGCAAATAGATATGTATCTGCTAAAGCCTATACTAAAGCTACAGGTGAATATGCCAAAGATCTTCCCAATATACTTGGTGATATAGGAGCTACTAAGGCTACAAGTAAAGTTAACTTATTGAATGAACATTTTGGAGTATTTACAGATTATACTGAGGGTGATTTCCAAAATAAGCTTAGATTTACAAGATTGTTTAATACTTCTGCCTTATATGCTACTAATAATTTAGGTGAGCATGAAGCTCAATCTCGTTTTCTGATAGCTTCGTTGATAAATAAAGAAGCTAAGGACAGAAACGGGAATGTAATAGGAAGTGTATACGATTATTTTTATGTAGAAGACGGTAAGCTTAAATTTGATAAGGATGGAGTAGTAGCAAACTTTAGTCCAGATGAACAAAATTAGTTCTCAGCTAGAGTAAGAGCTTTACTTATGCAAATGCACGGTAATTATGCTCCTCACACTAAAGTAGCTTTATAGAGATGGGGTCTTACACGTTTAGCTTTAATGTTCCGTAAATGGATTATACCTGGTATTAGAAGAAGATATTCTACAGAATACTATGATAATGTGATTGATGATTGGCAAGAAGGATATTATCGTACTGGTGCTAGATTCATTAAGAACAAAGTAGGTTCTTTCTTTATGAAATACAAAGATGAAGCAAGAGCATTAGAAATGGCATCAAGTGCAGATTGGAGTACAATGACCGAATTTGAAAAGTATAATGTAAAAAGATTTGCTATTGATGCTGCATTCTTAACAGCAGCTATTATACTTACTGCAGTACTTACTAAACTGAAAGATGACGATGACGACGAAGATATGAAGATATTTTGGTCTAATATGGCTTATCAAACTTATCGTCTTAAGACTGATATCGCATTTTTCTTTAATCCTGCAGATGCTCTTAAGATTGTTCAATCTCCTATTCCTTCCTCTTCACTTATTAAAAGCTTTACTAATTTTATAGGTCAGATTATTAAAGATCCTACTGAGAAATATGTACGTGGAGAATGGAAAGATCATTATAAGCTTGAAAAGCAATTCTTCGATTTGTTACCTATAGCAAGACAATTATATCGTTATCAAGATATTGCAAATGAGATGACATTATTACAATCTAAATAATATCAAAGTAGCTTAGAAGAGAACTTGCTTACTATCATCATTATAGTTTATTATACAAAGACAAAGGCTAAGGAAATTAATCCTTAGCCTTTTTTATTCCTAATATGAGGACATATATATCAGGAATATTTATAGGAACAATTGAATCTATAGAAATATAATGCCAGAATCATCTGGCATTATTTCTTCTGGAATTACCTCATAGATATCAGGTGGTGGTAACATTTCATCGTTATCTTGTACTCTGGCTTGTTCAAATACTTTATTACCACATCTACAGCTCTTATTAAACAAAGCATATGTGAAACTTTTAGAACTTAAATTCCAAAAGCTTAATACCTGTTGTTTTAACTCAAGGCTACATTGACTATATCTTCCTTCTTTAATACAATTATAATCTTTCTTATACTTATTAGGTATAGTAAATACAAATATATAATATGTATCTTCATCATCAATATAGATGAACTTACCATAAAAATACTTATTCTTTGTTAGAAAGAATAGATTCTTATAGTAAGTATCATCAAATTCATCAATACGGAACATTAGAAATATGTGACTATCTAAATATGGTTTATCCTTCATTGCCATAAAAGCATTTATGAATCTACCATAGGAATTCCAATACATAGCTTGTCCAAAATCACTAAATTTCTCATTCTTCTCTGCTAACATAGGCAGAAGAAAACGAGTACTTATAGTTCTTTTTCTATTACTACCAAATACATCTACATAATTCATAGCCTTTCAGTACCATCCCCCTCATAATAGCTAAGAGTATGCTCCCAGTTATTAGTTCGATAATGGTATGAAAGTTCTGTTAATGCATTGATAATAATAGTTTTTTGAGAGTCTAACTCTGTTTCATTAAACATATCAAATACTCTCACTTCATAGCTACCATTTGTTTGAATAGCAACTATATAGGCTTCACAGTCATAATCTGAAATATCAATATCTTGATCTTTCATATACCAAGTAATAGCTAACAAATAATAAGCTATTTGTCTGTAATAGCCAAATTCTTCTACAGAATGTTTAAAGTTATAAACATCTGAAGTAGTCTTTAAGTCGATTAGAATAATCTTCTTATTGACATGATCGAATATACATCTATCAAGTAAAGACTTGCAAGGTGCATACCAAATCTTATCTTCATCCATCTTAAGACTATTAGTCATAATAGGAAGTGTCCAGTTAATATGAAACTCATTATGAGATTCTACTCCTGGTATATCTGTTAGTAATTCTTTTGCTTTCTTATGATTATCAATGTTAGACTTAATTGTCTTTAACATATTCAAATCAGCAAAGGAAATTACTTTTCTGTTATCTTTTTCATTTCGTAATACTTCTATATAGTCAGCATAACGAGTACATAGCTCTGTAGCTTCTTTTAAGACGATTTCAGAGCTTTTTGAGTTGCTATATGCAGATTTATATGCAGCAATCTTCTTATCGTCTTCTATGAGCTCTAATGAGTTTGCATAGTTCTCACAGAAATCTTTTTGTTGTTTTACTTTAGGTACTTCATAATCTAAAATAATATAATCCTTCCAAAATTCATCTGGTTGAAGTATATATTCATGAATCATAGTACCCTTCTCTAATTGTGGTAACTTTAATCCTTCTTCTTTACCGTCGAGCATATTACGGAAATATAAAGGACCTTTTTTCAGAAACCAACCAATAGAAGAATTTGATATTCTCGTGTTATCTTCATAATACGGTTTATCAATTATCATGTTCTTCCTTGTTTAATTCTATAGTTACTATTTTAAGTCTTTCTCTTTCAATATAACTATCAGTTAATATACTGCAATTATATTGATTAAGATGACCATAGGATATACCGTTATGCCAATGCCCAAAGAAATGATGCTTATACTTACCAAAACAGTAATATTCAAGCTTCTCATTATAATTAGGATTTTCATGTGTGATTAGAATATCACATTCAGGTATATTTTCATATGGACATTTATACTCATCATATTCATGATTAGTATCTTCAAATGCCCATGCTTGCCAGTGTATAGGAGCTATCCAAGGAGTACCATAGAAAGTAACTCCTTCATATTCATAGAGTTCATCAATAAGAAATACTACTTTATCATTGGTAAGTATAGATATCTTATCTTTGAATTGCTGAAATGTAATATCTTTATCTAAATCATCATACAAACGTTCGATATAGATATCATGATTGCCAGGTACTACTATTACTTTCTTACAAGGAAGTTTATCTACCCAGTTTACAAAAGTAACACTCCACCATTTATCTGATTCATCGCTGTCTCTTTGAACAACTAACTCTACTACATCACCAGCTATACATAGTACATCACACTCAGGTATATTAGGTAGATGCCCATGCAAGTCGCTTATCGCACATATCTTCATAATGTAGATTTGTTGTAAGTCTAAATATAAACAATATTAAGAATAATTCCATTATCTTAATTTAATTATTAATTCGTCTACTTGTTTTTGAGTATGTACTACATAAAACTTTATGTTAGGTTCAAATCTATACAAGTAATAGTTAAATAGTTTCTCACGTAAAGGCCATGCCTCATTAGGATAGCCTTTACATTCGATAATAAATCCATCACCTACAAAATCAGGTAGGTAAGTCATTGGACGATATTTCTTTTCCCCAAAAGTAAAAGCTGGAAGAAGTTCAAATCTATGCTTTTCATAATCAGCCTTGATTTTTGCTTCTTTCAGCTTCTTATATGTATAGGTTTCAAGCTTACTTCTAAACTTTATACCGTCATATTCATTTGGAGTAGCGTTTTTTACTTTTCCTTGCTTCTTTGTACTTTTTCTTCTTACAAATAACATCATGATAAGACTACACTCTTACAATAAGTTATAGAATCATTCTTAGTAGAAGCTCCAAATGTACTTTTTAATGTAACAGGTTCGCCTTTCATGGCTTTATCCATTACAAATTTGATAATACTCCATGCAGCCTTCCATTTTGCATGACAAGCTTTTGCTTCTCCAGCAAGTACTTGAGCAATATAGTCAACTAAGAATGCAGGAATACAGCACATAATGAAAAGTATTTTGACAGGGTAAGACAATATCTTACCTATATTTTTAATAAATTTCTTCATAAAGCCAATTTTTTATAGTTTCAAAATCATTTGCTTTAATAGCATCTGATATATCTTTAGCCTTAAACTTTTTATGGACTAATAGACCTTCTAAACCTGTTTTAAGGCTCATTTTGCGAAGATATTTTACACCAGCTTCATCTCTATCAAACATTATAATAATGCGTTTAAAACGCTTCTTAAGCTGTTCTAATGCCTTGTCAGGTACAAAAGTTGATTCTGATGATGGGCTTATCGCAGGAATACCCATTTCGTATAAACACATGACGTCTTTCATACTCTTTGTTATAATGAGTATATCACCAGTTTTAGGTAACTGTTTAAATCCCTGAATATCGTTTTCAGTCAGGTTATTACGCCACTTTGTATATTTATCTGCTAAAGGTCTATATATCTTAAAATGATTATACACCTTATAAGCATACATAGGATTTATATCCTTGTAAATACCCTTTACAATACCATTACACAAATAATATTTAATACTACTTACTCCGAATTTCTTCAAAGTAGTAGTACTAATATTGAACTGAGACCAGTAATTGATGTCTGTTAGAGTAAAGTCTTGTCTTACTACACCAATTACTGTCTCTGTTGACGGTATGTATTGCTTAGAGCTAACGAGTTGTGTATTGTTAGTAATTTTAAGCTTATTAACTATATCATTCAGTATATCTGAATAATTAGTTAAACCAGTAAGTAACGAAACAAACTTAATTACATTACCGCAATCACCTGTGCCATGATCCTTAAACATTAACTGTTTAGTAGTCCTACTATAGAAACATCCAAATGATGGATTTTTATCTTTTCTAAATGGACTGTTATATATCATGCCAACTTTAAAATTACCTATATACGCTGAATATATATCATACTCTGTTACTTTAGATAATATGTAATCTAAAGTAATATTCTCTTCATCTTTTATGTTCGTAGTGTCATATAACATATGATATATCTTTAGTGGAATACTACGGAATCGAACCGTAAATCAGGCGTATTATAATAGATAGTTCTTGCTTATTTTATTCTATTCATAATATTCAACTATTTCTAGCTACCTTGTTTTACCATTAAACTAGTATCCCTTATAAAAACGTGAGTGCATGCTATTACAAATCTATGAATTTTGTAATTCGCCACCGCCTTTCACGGCTTGCATCGGATTCCTCTAAGAGTCATGCCACCGATGAATTACTCACATAGCGGCATGCTACTCACGTATCGCTATATTACGCCTAGCGTAGGCAAGCTGTTAAAAGGTTATATTAGAACGGTAAATCGTCATTCTGAGTATCTGCTACTCCTTTATCTACCTTATCTAACGGATTAACATCTGTTGTTTCCTTATCTGCTGTGATAGGACGAACAAAGACATCAATATTTAATTCTGTAATCTTACTTACTTGACCCTCAGGTAAATTCATCGGTTCAATGAAAGTAAATTTACAATAGTTAGGTAATGTAGTATAACCTTTATTGTTATAAACTATCTTTACTCTAAGTAAAATATCTTTATTTGCTGCATTCAGCAAATTAACAACCCAATTAGCAAATTCACTAAATGATGAACCTGCAAAGACAAGAGCTTCTTTAGGATAGAAACAGCTAAGTATCTGCAATATACGCTTTACTTGTCTATTTGCTCTGTTCTGAAAGTCTTCTTCAGATTCCATAGGTTTCTTAGTAGACTCCCATTCAGTATGTGTCATAGTCTGTTCATCTTTCTCAAATTTAAATTCAATAAAGATATTACCATTAATGGACTTATCAACTCTAGCACTTACAAATTTCACATTATCGTGAATACCTGCTTCTAAGTACTTATTTTTACTCTCTTGTATCTGGTTTGCTAATTCTGTACTATAAATCATAACTTAATCTTTTAAACTGATATAAAATACTGTTAAAAGTTACTCAGGCAAATATATTTTGTCCCAATACACCTTAATATCATTGTTCTCATCGCTTTCTGCAATAACAATGTTCTTACCTCTTAAATGAGGCGCTCTTGCTTCTCTAACGGAGTTATCTCCACCTTCAAAAGAAATATGAGTTTCATTTCTCTTTCTATATACATAGCCAACAGCATCTGCTTCACCACATATAATATTAGCAAGTTTACCTACTAAGTCAAGGGACATTTCTGATAACTCTTCTCCTTCCTTATTAATCAACTTATCTCGAGTATGACCAATAAGTATAAAGTTATCGCATAAATCTCTAAACATATCTATAACTTTTCTTACAGCTTGTTGTAGATACATATAACCAGAACCATTAGGTAAGGTTCTTACGTCATTTCCAGAGTAATTCTTACCCATAGGAGTTGCTCTATACAACTGTGCTGCATAGCTAAGACATATCTCCTCTAATCTTGAGGCATTGTCTAGAGTAATATATTTGTATGGTTTCTTACCGGTCTGTTTAATTTCTTCTCTAATTGCTGTAGCAATGTCTCCCAAGTCTTTTACAGACCTAGCTTGTACAGCAAGAGCTTCGAGGAACTCAGAACCACCTTCTAAGTCTACGATTAGATTGTTATCTAATCTAGACGCTAGAGTGGTTTTACCGGCTTTTGGTTTGCCAAATATAATTAAGAATCGAGGATTCTCTACTTTGGCTTTTACTTTCTCTTTCGGTAATACAATCATAAAGCTTTAATTATATTGTATCCTCTGAAGAACGCTTTGGTAGTTTCTGATAGTTTGGATATTTATTTAGAATAAACCACGATTTTTAATCTTAATCGTGATATCAATAATAGTCTTTTTAGTTTTCGGTTTCAAATGGTTCAATGAACCAGTTGCAATCGGGATGATATCGTAACCAATCTGTACGAAGTTATCAAAAATCTTAATCGGTGTACCGAATTCATCTTCAAAGTCATAATCCTTCTTAAAAGGATAATTCTTCTTAGCATAAATATCAAGTGCAGACAATGCGTTAAAGAATTCTTTTTCAAGGTCAAAGTTAATGCTACCATCAGCAAAGCACTTGAACGGACATTCTGCACATTCCTTAGGCAACCATCCAATGTTATGAGTCTTACTCAAGCCAAGAGTAATATAATCACCAGCACCAGCATATTCAATGCCATAGGTACATTTAGGATAGTCATAATTACTTTCTACTGTTAACCAAGGATAAGCGTTAACAACACGTTTCATCAAAGATTCTTTGTAGATATCTGCAGTTTTATTGTTTTTCGGTAACTTAAATGTATATGTTTTCATAATTTTCAGCCTTTTTAATTGTTATTACTAAACGAAATCTTCATCACTGGTTCCTCATCTCGTATAGTCTCAATTAAGTTATTGTATTTCAAATCGTTATCAAACTCTAATATCGCACATTCTCCTGCATCTCTATTTTTAAGTATATGCAAGTAGACTTTATTCTTCACTAGTAAACGATTTGGTCCATACTGTTGTATATTGAGTAGTTCCGGTCTGTGGATACATATAACATAATCAGATGCATGAAATATAGTATCAGCGGAAGATATATCACTACGCATTGGATAATGCATAGAGGGGTTATTAATTCTTTCAGGACTCTCAATGTTTCGATTCATCTGTGATAACTGAATTATAGTAGTATCAGGTAACTTCTTTACTCTGATAAATAGTTTCTGTAAATCTGAAATCACTTGCAGGGCTGTTTCACGAGCTTGACCTTCAACAAGTAAAGTATGATCAAGTATAATCACAAATTTCTTGCCTTTAGCCTTATTCTCGTAGAAATAGTTTATAGTAGATGCTATATCGTCAACAGTACCCGGTGTATCTACATAATATATCGGATATGATTTTATTTGTTGAGAAGTTTGTTCAACTTTAGCTAATAAATCATCATCTAATTCATTATTAGCACTGTATAGCTCTGCAGTAGTTTGCCTTAGCTTACTGCTCATTTTTCTACCTACCTGCCTAGAACTTAACATCTCAAATGAGAAATTAAGTACTATAACATCCTGTTTAGAATTTAAATCTATTAAATCAGTTTCAAGCGTATTTACAAATGAAGATTTACCACTACCAGATATACCTACTATAGTATATATCGTATTAGGTTCAATACCACCCATACAGGATTTATTGAACTTATTCCATCTTGTACATAGTGAAATAATCTCATGATTCTTTCTTCTACGTATATATTCTACTGCTTCATTTGTAGCTGAAGATATATGACGGAATGGTAGTGTTTTAGATAAGTTCTGTTCCATAATTATAGTTATCTATGGTTGAAGGTTTATCTAATTTCATTTGTTCATCATAGGTTTCCCACTCGTGTTGAGTGAGCCATTTCCACATAGTTTTCATATAACCCATTTTACCGGTCATCATCTTACTATCTATCTCAAATTTAAGACAATTAATAAGATGTTGATGCATAGCTTTGCTTTTGCCTACTATGCGATTATACTCTTTTCTACATTTGTTTACATTTGCTCTGAGAAAACCTTTAGTTCCATCAGGTCTCATAACATAAACTGGAAATTGGTCATAGAATTCATCAAACATAGTCTTATCTTCTTTTAGAAGTTCAACTAATTTATTTGTTTTATTTATGACTTTGGTATCTCCATCATACTGGATAGAGATTAAACCTAAATGCTCTAACTCTCGTATTTCTTCTTCATTAACTAGGCTGAGAAGTCTCTGAATGTCTTGATTGATTGTTTTGATATCACTCAATACGATAGTTAGGAATACTAATTGATTAATAGTTAGGTTGGGTATTCTATCTAAGATAGAAGTATCTATTTCTAAAATCATATTCTCATATTTAATATGAGCTTATAGTTCTTTGAAATATTTTGGTAAAGCCTTTGTTAATCCCATAGGCTCAGTTGTAACGGTTTTAAGTCTCGGATTATCTTATAGGCTTCATAAATATAATACCTATAGTTAATCTTTCTCTCTTCAATTGGTTTGTCATCGAACTTATTCAAAAGAGTAACACCAGATGCAGTAAGCATATTCTGATATGATTTAGCATCAGTGTTATCTGAATATTTCCATTTCCATAAATATCCACCATTAGTAGATGCATAGAAACGATTAGTTCGCTGTTGTTCTTGGTTCATGTATTCAACATGCCATTGTTTACCAGTTTTCTCAGACATTAAGAATTTACGTATATCCGTACATCCTTTTATAGTGTCTTCTACTGGTATACCATCTACAAAGTACTTTATAATAGCTTCAGGTATTATCTTTGCAGATAATCCTTTACCTAATAGTACTTTAGTAATAAACATACCTTTTGTTTTAATTAAATCAGGATTTTTAGTTTCTCTGTATCCCTCTTTAACTGCAATATAGTCATTAATTGCATATTGGTACATAGCTTCAAAACGCTCTTCTTCAAGAGTAAGTCTTGTAAGTTGTTCCCATTCTCGACAAATCTTGTTAGCCTGTTCATATATACTCTTCTTAAGTAATACAAACAAACCATCAGTATTTGCCTGGACGATTCGGCATCCTATTTGTGTTAGCTTTTCAGCTAACATTAGCAATAATAACTGTCCATTTATTCTAATTTGCATTACTGCAAAAGGACTATAACAGAAGTTATGTTGATTTTGTAGATTACCTGACAAACCATTCAATGCTAACTTTAGTGTCTCATTCTTCACTTTATCTCCATTATGCTTAGCTTCTATTCTTTCATCTTTAATTTGAGAATATACTTCTAAGAATTCTGGACCAAGATGCTTAGGATAGAACTTATATTCTATTAGCATACTTGGATATAGTGAAGCAACATCAATGTCTATTAGCATTTCGTCTTCTTTAGGAATAATGATTTCAGGATCATTTTTAGAATGAATCCCTCCTACTCCCACAGTATAGCGCAAACCATTAAATATGAAGTTGTTTTCATAACCTTTCCTACCAGGAGATACTATCTGACTTTTCATATCATCTAATACTCTTTGTAAAACAGGACTATCATACTTAATAAACGGTAGTATTACATCCTTTAGTGGTATATAATCCATTGGTGATCTTAATCCCTCAATATCCCACCAGGTTAAACCTGTTTTCTCGAGATACTTTTGAGTTAAGATTTTCATTCCAATGTTTACACCATCCTTACTAAGGACTCGTACTCCATATTCATCTTCAATAGCTATACGTAAATCAATATCTTTCTTACATCTATTTAAAAGCTCTGCAGTTGACTCTATATCATTGATATTATAATCAATCATATTGTCAAAATCTTCTAACGGAAGAGGCTTACTCCAATCACATACAAATTCTTGTACATTAGGATATTGCATAGTTACTTGAATTTCCTTCAAACCTACCCTAAGTTTATTAGAGTAAAGCATAGTAAGTAAATCAAAAGTATCAAACCAAATCTGATACTTCCAATGTTTCCAAGCTTCTATATTATCTTCTGTAGAAGTAGTAATAGTCCTACTTAAGTTAAATATAGAACTACATATTGTAGCTACATTATAACTCATGAGTTTATCTTCATACTCTATAATATAATTTACTATAGGATTATCATAATGTAGATTATTATATCCACAGAAGATAACCTCAGATTTTATTTCTAAATCTGTAGTATAAAAATCACCCCATTTTATGTAAGAGTCTACTTGTTTAAAGAACTTTACTAATTCTCTTAGCTGGTTCCTTCTTTCAGAGATTTCAAATTTATATATTTCTCCTGTTTCTGTATTTTTAACAGAACAGTGAAAGATATTTTGAAATACTTCAATATCATATACATAGACCTTCTTGTCGCGTATAATCATATCAAAAATATTAGTTAGATTCCGTGGTCAGACTCGAACTGACACAATCACACAGACTTACATTTTGCTGCGGCTCTAACCTCTTCTTAAGCTACACGGAAAACAGTACCATTTCAGTTCTGGTACAAGAACTTCATGAAAAAAAACGAAGAATTAAGCTGCTCTAAGCATAGGCTTGATTACCTTACGATAATAGCTACGGCTAGATGCTATATCGGCTGTTCTTTTATCTTTTCCTTTACAGCCTCCAACGTGCTGTTTTCTGTTCTTATTTCTACCTTCATAGAATGATAAGAATTTCAAGGGACATTTAGGTTTCTCTAAACGAAGCCTTGCTTCTTTTTGTTTTGCTAATTGTTTAGCCTTCTGTTCTTTAGCCTGTGCTTTTTTCTTTGCACGAAGCTCTTTCAATTTCGGACTTAACCAGTCTTCCGGCTTTTTGTCCTTATTCTTTTCTTTATCAGCTACACTTTGTGCTAAGCGTTTATCACGCTCATCTTTCCATGCTTTATGTCTGATTCTTTTAGCTTCTGCTAATTTCCACTCTGTATAATTCTGCTTTCCCATAATCTTGATAATTTTTAGTTAATAATTAAGCTGCTAATAATGATTTACCGTCATAGTAGATGATGTTATTATCACCCTCTATGTCTTGTACAGTAATACCGGCAAATGAAGTATCTTTCTTAAACTTCTTTGCTTCTATTGCTGCTTTCTTTTTGGCATCATCTCTTGTAAGTGCAATAAAGTAGTCTGTTTTGAAGTCATAGACACGTTTTTCATCGTCACTACGTCTTCTCTGTACAGTATACTTGAACTTACGCTTGTTAGGCTTCTCTTTAACAGCTAATTCAGCCGCTGTAAAGCCTTTTTGTTTGCCTTCCTTACTGGGTAAAGGCTTACGAGCTTCTTCTTCAAATTTAGCCTGCATTTCTGCAAGTTTAGCCTTCCTACTTGCTAATTCAGCTTTTTTGACTGCTCGATTAGCTTTCAACTTATCCTTTATCTGTTTTGTAGTAAGCGTAGTAGGTTTAGCTTTGACAAATAAGTTGTCTTTAACTATACGAGTAAATTTCTTCTTCTCTTTACGGGTATAGTTCACAGTTGGATCATAGCCTGCTTTCATAAGAATTTGTTTGATACGTTCTTTCTTAGACTGTACTATAGTCTTATTCTCTTTCATAGCTTCAATAGCTACTTTGGTAGGCTGTTGTTTCTGTTTAGAACTCCAGGAGTTCCATTCTACTGTTTTCCTATCTTTAACTACAGTTACTAAAGACGGACCGATCTCGAAATCCCTTGTAGTTTCTACTGGACAGTGTTTCTTGACGAACTTGCCACCTACTACTATTCTGGGATAATTACGCTTTTTAGCTTTAACTGATCGTTTCTGATTTCTTAAAGTTTGTCTCTTTATCTTAAAGTTCTTATTCTTTTTCATAATCTTGATAATTTTAATGGTTAATACTTATTTAAAACCTATTGTTCTAGCGTTAACTTGCTCTTCAATATCATAACTTATTACTACTACATTTCCAGCGTTATTATATGATACTCCAACTAAATCACCACTATTTGCAATATTTTTGAGGCTAGAATTTACTCTAGCCTCAAATTTACTATTCGACTCGAATAGATGTTTCTTTAAAAAATGTACATGTTTTGTTCTTTTTATAATTATGCTGCTAATGATAACGGTGCTTCTTCAATACTGAGTTCTGCACCATTATTGAAGTCTTCAATCTTCTTGTTCAAGGCATTTATTTCCAGCTGTAATTTAGCCTTCAAACTACTAATATAGGCAGAAGTTAATTCTTCTGTCTTATCTAAGTTTTTCTTGCCTTTAGCACGCTTAAGTTTAGGATCAAGAGTTTTAATCTTACTTAAGTGAAACAACTGTTCTTGCTTCTCTGACAAAGTAAAGATATCAAGATAGTTGTTAGTTATTGGTAACTCAGAGAACTTCTTATAACCCATATTGATGCACTGTAAGTACAATTTTAACAGGATACGTTCTTCTGCTTTTGCTTGGATGTCAAGAATCAGCGCCTTCAAATCAAAGTTACGCTTAGCTCCCGTAGGGATAACATTTTCATTCTTGATAATATTCCAGTATTTAGTAATCTCGTTACTAAGTTCTTTACGACGTGTAATAATATATTTAGATGTAATTGATTTCATGTTCAAGTTGATTTTTTTAAGTTAATACTTGACCAAATTACGTCTACTAGTGTAGTACTGATGGGGCTCAAACCCATAACCGTCAACTTAGAAGGTTGATGCTCTATTCAATTGAGCTACAGTACTGTATTTAGACGGGGCCAATTCACCCCGTGAAAATATATAGTTTTTAAATAATATTCCAATTCAAATATTATAAAGTTTTAACCTTGCCTAGTTTTACAGGTACAACTACGCCTGGTCTAATTTCAATACCAGCAAAGCCAAAAGTGTTATCACCAATGACTACTTTGCCAGTTAGGCCCTTCTCTTTTGCGAATTTTTCAATAGCTTCCTTATTGATATATTTAGAGCGCAGCTCTCCAGTCGAAGCTGTTCTCAAGTTATCAAATAAGATATCTATAACACAATCGAGATCACGATTTTTTACTGCTTCCTCAAGTAATGCTTGTGTAATACCATTGAAAGCTATTTCATTCCTGGTTCCACCAGAACCAGTTATTGCATCTGCAATACGAATTGCTACATCAAGAATACTCACCGATTCATAAGTATTCAATAGCCGTTGCCACCATAAAGGTCCCTTGCCATAGTAAAAGAAGACCTGACCATCCTCTCTTACAGAAGTAGCATTAGGAGTTATCTTAGAGCTTCCGTCCCAACTCTGAACTTTAGCTAATATGGTAGGCTCAGTGTTAATAAGTATTTGCAGAAGATCAACTCTAGATTTAGATATTCTGCTCATAGCTTACTTACTCTGCAGATTCTTCCAAGTTTACCTGGAGTGTAACTTCAGATTCATCAGAAACTACGCCACACTGCCGTTGGTATTCCAGTTCCATACGTGCTGACTGATCCATCATGTCTCGTACAGTCTCACTAAGTTTAAGATACTTACGAGACAATTCCTCATAGAAGTTGAGGACACTACGATTGTGAATAGCCAGCATTTGATTCAGCATAGACAACTCCTCTGCTGCGAAGAACATCGGGCGGCTGCCTTTCTTGCCGATACGTTCAATACATTCTGCTACACTTTTCCGGTCTGCCTTGCTAAATTCCGGCTTAACTAACTGGAACACAAGGTTCGGGTCGTTATCGTCAGGATTCAACATAATTTTCGGCTCACCGTCCAAGTCTTTAGCAATGAACTTAACGTCTAAGATGTCAATAGCCTTCACTACAAAGATATTGACTTCTTTCCGTAAAGTATTCTTATCGTTGAGCACATCTTCCTTCCACTTCAGGTCAGGATTGGTTGCTACTACGGTATAGATTTGTTCGCCAAAATAGCGACCATACTCTTTTGCTGTTGCCCGGTAACGAGCTAAAACCTGAGAGGCAACGCTCTGGTTACCTACTAATGCACTCACTACTGGTGCAGATGCTTTATTATCCATAAGAATGTTTCCTTTCTGAGTCCGTGCTTGATTTCACCAATACGAAACTCTTCTTAGTTTTTTAGTTAATACTTTGTTAATGCTCTCCACCTTTCGATTATTTATTTACTAATGTACTCGTCTTATATAGTACCGCTTTAAAAAGCTTTGAAATATTAGCGTGAATTCAATCACATAATCTACTCAGTTTACTTTGAAAATAAATTTGAAAAATCTATGAGAAATACTCTGAGAGTTACTTCTGATAAAAAGATATGAAAATACTTTGTATGTTTGTAGATAGAATTATTTATTTACAAAAAGTCTATCAACTCTTGCGTATTCATTCAGACCGTTTTTACGTTGCGCTGAACTTTCAATACGAAAACGTCCGTACTATATATCATATAATCTAGCATAAGTATTGTACTAGTATAATATACAGGGCCTATCATCGACAACTGGTATGTCTACAGGCATATAGGAATTACAACATTCTACGCGAATGAGGGTCGTTTAATCTAACGTTACTAAAATCACAAGCTCATTGCTTATAGCATGACCCACTTGTACCATTTCCAGGATTTGTTTGTTTATACTGCGCGAATATTGGGATTTCCACCCTTCATCATTCCCTTGTCTTGCTTATGGATACTTCACATAAGTGTACTACTACCCTTATAGAGACAGTATAAGAAGTAGCAACAGGTTGCTAACGATTCAGCGTTCTCTCACATATATAGTTGCTGCTATATACTTTACGAGTGTCTTAACAGTCGGCATAACGGTTGGCAGTCGGGGTGGTGATCTGTCTACTTACACTATCCTTACAACGGTAGTCTTAGCATTTACAGTTCTATTGAACTTCCCATTTTATTAAAAGTTAAACATTAAAGCACATTTACTCATAGCTGGCTTTATTCAGCGTAGATACATTAGTAAATATAGTATAACATCTTATACTCCTAACCTAATGACATAGTCTTCTGTATCTCCTTAATCTAAGTACATCTATTAATAACAACAATTCTGGATTGAACTGCATTATATTAAGACGAAGTTTACATATCTTGAAACTTATAAGCTCTGCCGTTTTTAATAGGTGTTTTCTCTGCGTCACCTTAGTGTATTTTTGCTGCATAATATGACTTGCTAAAGGTCACTGCATCTAGAATCAGGGTTATCGCGCCCTCAAACCGCTTAGTCCATCTGGGACTAGTCATTCCTCATTCAATTATACTCACACGAACGACTAAGCACGTGAGTCACTTCAGTCTTGAAAGGCTGTATCAATCTCATATACATCACTCCTACTTCATCCTTGGAACATTGCGTATCCACCTTCACGAGGACCCTATTTACCATAAGGCACAGGATTGGCTCCTGCTCCACGATAATCAGTCAAGTTTACATAGTGTGTACCATAACACGGTTACCCTTACATTAGTATCAGTAATTTACTACCTTCATAAGCACAAGTTCCAGTATCCACAATTGCATACTGCATCACAGCTGATGTGTGCTGAACACTATAGTTAGCAATCTATTTTTCCTTTCTGGGCGTATAGTTACGCTTTTGTTGACCGATTTTGGAGACCGGTGGTCGCGTTTCTGCTATCTCTTTTTTTCCATGAGTTGGCTGCTTCTTAAGGTGAAACTAACCTTTGCCTCTCAGCTTTACCTATCCTTTCCAAAGGGATAAGTCAGGAACCCTATTGCTCCTGTTTCATCATCGTGTTTATACTCCTTTTTGATTCATATCTTGATAATACATACGAGTAATATAGAAGATTTCGTTCTCCTTGCTTGCTTTGTAGTTCAGTGTGTCTTCTCTTAAACTACGAGTCTTTAGTAATCACCAAACGGTTCTCATTACCTAAAGAGGGTTATGCACTCTGTCCCCCTTTTACCTTCCGTTTTTCAGACGTTTAGGCCTATCATCCTACCTTTTGAGTAATCTCACAGTGTTAGCTGCTAACATATTCTCGGATCCTGTATCTTTTCGGGCCATAGAGAAATGACTCTAAGCTCCCTAACGGGCGCGACCAGCATTATTATATGCTTTACCGCATGACTTCCCTGGAGTGATTTACGCTATAGTTTTACTCCTCTCGAACTATGACATAATTATAGGTTTTTATAGTGGTTAATGTCATCAACTATTTTCCACTGGGCGTTTATCTTCGGCCATATTTTCATGTTCTGGTTCTAACATAGTAATTTCACCTGTAGTCAAGTTGATTGTTGCAACAACCTTTTTACCTTTACAAATATCTACGAACTTATTTCGTACATCACTACTACTGATATAGTCAATTGGTTCCATGATACTTGCGTTAAATCCATCCAAACATTTACAAGCATTACCTACAGACAAGCGTAGGTACTTCTCAGTGTATAAGCAATTAGCTATACTGTCCTTAGTCTGATTTCTAATGATATCAGACTGATCTCCATCTACTATAAAGTAGGCAGATTGGGCCATGATGGAGCTCAGTTTGCACCGAGCTTCTTTCATGTCCTTAATGATACGTGATAAGCGTATCATTTGTTTTAGTATAACTAAATTACTTACCATAGGAGTCTACTTTAGATAATGGAGTTACTGGTGATTCGTCATCAGATACCCTACTAGCACTACGTACTTTCGGATATCCTGTTGAAGTCAGTTTCTCTACTATCTTTGTTCTCCACTTAACTACTGGCTTAGGTTCACCTGTAGTCTTTACGTTCACAATTGCGTCTGTTGTTCCTTTCACGGATACTTCTAATGTAGATAGGTCTACTTCGACATCTATCTTCTCGACAGACTTTTTCACTTCACTACTTGCTATAGGGAATTTTGGCATCTCTATAGGTGAAGGAATTACAGGGGCTGCCTGTACTACTGTGACTGTCTGTCGCAGTCCAAAGCCAATTATGCAACTGGCGATGAACATGCCGACAGCCGTAATTATTCTAAAATTCATTTGATATGACGTTTTAGAGAATGGTTATTCTTCTACGAAACCTACAAACTTTAAAAACCTACGCCAAGCGCTTAGTTTTTTTTTTCGTCTGCCGGTTTGTCTCCACCTTTTTCAGGATACTCCTTTTCTGTAGGAGCCGTGATAGATGACTGGCAATATGCTGCCAAACGAGAAGCCGGATCACGATACAGATTGATAATCTGGCCGACTTTCAGACGTAATTCATCAGGTTTAGGACTTTCATCCTTTCCGAAGAAGTTAGTCTTGATAGAACCTATAACCATTCGAGCAATCTTACGATCATTCTCGAGTTGGTTCTTCTTGGATTCTTCTACACCAGTCAAATCGAGCGACCAATCTGCAAACAACTTATCAATGTACTCTTCACCTAAGTTAGAGATAAGAGCTGTAATAGCCTTATCAGACTCAGGTTTAAGGTCTTTGTTGTCCTTCTGCTTCAAGCGGAAGTTCTCATTGATAAGAGCGCGAACCGTTTCTGCAACTTGTTCTTCACTCCAACCTGCCTTAGTCAAGTGATTGTGCAGTACAGAGTGTGCCATACACGGAGAACCAGTCTGTGAAGTATATACGTATACTGAGCTTCCAAGGCCTTTCAGCAAGCTAACAGGGTTGATACGGCTGAAAATTTCATTCATCCAATCACCTACTGTCATCTCGTCTAATGCTAACTTCTTGTCGGCATTAGTTTCTTTCAGGCCGCGCAGTGTACGATACCATTCTACGGTGTTAACAATGTTCGTTGCAACGTTTCTTTCTTTGCTGATGAGGTAAGTCAACGCTGCATCAATTTCCTCATCTGTAGTGATCTTATTCGGATCAAGCTCCGGTGCTTTGATAGTCTTACCAGCATCTTCTGCAAGTTCTGTAGGAACTTCTGACTTGTTAAAGTCAATAGACAACTGGCTATCATCTCCTCCCGGTAATGCTTTAGCTGGAGCGAGCTTAATGCCTAACATTTCAGCCATACCTTGCAACGGCATGAGTTGATTTGCATCAATCATAAGTTGCAATTCACCACGTTCACCACGGTTGAATAAGTCCTGACGTATGTCAACAAGGGCTAACAAGTTTACAACATCAATAGTACGGTTGATGTCAGCGTATACTTCAGGATAACGCTTTGCAAGTTCTTCGTTGTTAGCGTAACGCTGTTGCATTACGAATGACAACATAGCCTTTCCATCTACTGAAGAGGCTGTAGAACCTACAGGGATACCAGCACCAGTGATACCGCCTACAAGAGAGGTTGCACGTCTGAGCGCTTTCTCTTCTGGAGAAGGTTTGTTCTCGTGAGAAACATCCTCAGGGATGATAGTAGGAATTTTGTCTTTTTTCTTTTTGGGTGTCTGACCTTGTTCCTTATTATCCTTAGGAGCCTCAGCTGCCGGTTTTTCTACTTGAGAAGGTTTTTCCTTCTCTTTCTTGTTTCCCTTGTCATCAGAAGGCTTGTCTTCTTTCTTGCCTTCTTTCTTGTTTGCAGCATTCTTTGCTTCTTCTTTAGCTGCTGCTTTTGCTGCTTTCAAAGCTGCTTTTCTTTCAGCTTTAGTCATTTCTTTTTCTGCCATAATTTTGATAATTTTTGGTGGTTAATAATACGTTAGTTCAGTCGATAGAATATTTAGAGAGGTCAACTATCATCCTCTATTGCTGGTGAGTCACGCCCGTTAGTATAGATATTACTAATCAATGCGTCTGATAACTTTAATTTCAATTCTGCCATGTTACTCACAACCCCAGATAGGCAATTGGTAGTACCTTCTGTCACTGTACACACTAAGCTTTGTGTGCATGTAGAATTGAAGTCATCAACGGTGTTGACTAGCTGAGTAATGGAAGTATCTTGTTTGTTCATCCCTGAACGCACGGCTACTTCCTTACTCAACATACCTACTAACAAGCCAGCTATGATGCAGGAGATATAAATCCACCACATCTTGTCACTGCGAAAGTTTCTCGCAAGAACAAATGCTACTATTAATAGCACAATAATCCAAATTGCTGACATGTTTGTAAATTTTTAGTTTAACAATTGTTTTAACTTTTCCCGAGCTTTGTTAAGCTGGGATTTTACCTGGCTCTCTGTAAGGCCAAGTTCTTCAGATATTTGTTTGTAAGACAAATTCTGAACTGTTCGTAGTTCAAGTATATGACGATACTTATACCGGAGTCTGCTAAAGGCATCTGAAAGTCTCTCATCTGTTTCATTAAAGATATAATTATCTTCAGGCGAGTATTCGGCCGAACTTCTCAACTGAACAGTGCTAGTACTATCGTCTAGCCAATAATTTGCATTCTCTTTCTTAGTACGTCTAATATAATCAATACTACTATTTATAGCTATAGTTTTTAACCACATTTTAAATGAAATATTGTTAACATAACTCTCTAGCTTTGAAAAGGCTTTAATAAAAGTAACAGATAATAAATCATCTGCAGCATCTTTATTATTAACAATACGATATATCGTATTATATATAATTCGATTATACTTCTCATAAAGCTTTGTGAAGGCAATTTGTTTACCTTCTTTCGCCTGTTTGATCAGATCGAAAAGCTGTTGTCTTTCTTCATCTGTCATAATCACGGGCTTTTTAGTGAGTATAGGGTCAACCAAGACCCTATACCCTTAAAATGGTAATCCAAGTATATACCTGCAATGCCATTCATTCCACTCGTCGTATAGTTTATCAAAAGCGTCCCAAATACATTCCATAAATTCAATCTTTAAGTCGCGAGTGAGAACTTCGACTGGTAATTTATTCACCATACCACAGACAATTCTAATTCTAACTTTTAAAGTAATCTTAGAAGCTATGCCAATCTGTTGTATTATGTTCATGTCAAACCATGATATTATCCTAGCTAAGTTCTGTTTATCAAAGAATTTGTGGAATTCTGTATTTTTAATTTCTCGATTCTGTATTCTTAAGAATACATACCAAGATGGTCTCCAATTTACTTGAGAATATCTTACAGGACATCCTCTTAAGTATGGATATGCAGTGAGACTATTTACGACCATAGCGAGTGCTATTAATTATTTTTAGCATTAGCACATTTATCTGTGCTAAATTGAAATCAGTTACACTGAGAATATATGCTTTTGTAGCTTCAATTCCTCTACCGGGAATTTTAATATCCTCAAGATATCTGTTAGTGAATGCCTTTAGTTGTTCATTACTAATATTTGGCATCTTCGTACCGCGAATAGATTGTCTATAAGGCGGTAGAGTACATATTTCTGAGTATTCATACTCTAAAAACAAAAAAGAATCAGGTTTTTGACATACAGTTTGTATCTCAATAGATTCTTCAGAGAGTACTGTAAACTTTCCTTTTTGAACAAGGTCGTTTATTAACAGTGCAGAAGTAATCCTAAGACAGGGAACTTCTCCAACTATATTGGCTAATAATTCAAATTGCTCTCCAATAACACGGTAGATTCCAGGATGATTTAATTTCATGACTTTTTATTGATTTCTTTTACAAAGTTACTTACTACTCCTGATATTGCAGACATAGATAAGTCTGGATACTTATCAAGGAGTTTACTAATCGCTTCAGACTCTGAACGAGACTGATTAAGTATACTAATAAATTCAGTACGTTCAGCCTTAGAGTCAAACCAGGCAAAATATCTTATACGCATTGCTCTTTGTAGTTTCTTGCTTTTATTTCAAGTTCACGAAATTTTCTCTCATCTTCAGAAGTCATTCCGTCCACATCAATAAGATGTAGAATTTCTGTACCTCTTTCTTCCCAGAAGAAGAAGATGTTTCTTACTTTAGAAATACCTTCTTTATAGTGATACCTGTTCTTGTAACACTGTGGCACGACAGAGTTGATACGCTGTATCAATTTCTCTTTCATTCGTAATTCCTTACTTACCTTATCTAAGGGTTCAGGAAGTTTCTCTCTGATAAAATTAATTAATCCCATTTCAAATTAACAATTTATTGATTAAACCTAATTTTCTTGTAGTAGAAGTAGGACTCGAACCTACATATAGCACTCCTGCCTTGAACTTGGTGGTGCCTGAGGGGATTGGGTATCAGCTCCTTTCCCGCCGCCCCCGCTCTAACCAATTATAGTTATTCTACTCCAGCTTTTTACGACATTAGCTTAGCCGTTCAGATTATCACGCTGCTAAGCGAGTATAATCCATTACATAACTTGTATTGCCAGTTATCTGCTTATTGACCTATTCTATTTCCTCTATGTCGCTGTCAAAACCATAATGCCCCGATTGCAGCTCAGTTGCCATTTGTGTTATTTCACACATGAGGAAGAGTTACCCATCACAGGAGCTGCCACTGGTTCGAGTCGAACGAACATAGTGGAGCATACGGGAGTCGAACCCGTGTCCAAACGACGATTTAATAGACCTAACAGTCAATTTCTTTAATGCATTTTATCTATCCATTTTATGAACCAATCAGGTGCATACATCTGATTTTCCCATATTAACATAGGAAATATCAATACAGGAAGACACAATACAAATAGTATACGATAAAACCATTTCATATTTCTAAATAAGGCTTATTAACAGTAGTATTATAGTAATAATTCCTACTGTAAACATAGAATAAAATACAGCCTCAATCCATGTTCTTTCTTTTTTACACATAATATTAAAATTTGTGGGTATATAGCCGACCAAAGCTATATACCCTATGGTCTTGAGAATGGTTAGTTCTCTTATACTGATCTTGATAATATATGAATAGGATTTACGTGGTTTGCATTCTTAGCAACGTAAATGATACAAGATACACACTATTCAGTCTGATTTGATATCTCGACTAAGGCAGTTCAGCATTATTACTAATGCGGGACAATCTTATTGTCGCGATCCCAGACATATGATCAGTAGTACACAGTAGTTCCTCATTACTGATACAAAGATACTAAATGAGACCTGTTAATTCAGGTCCTTGTGGCGTCCAATTTCTCCTGGCAAACCTAACGGTTTCCACCCAAATTCCCCTAAACACTAAACCTGTTTAGATACAAAGATACTCAGGTTTCGGAACCTCTTTTTTTATTTTCTCTGTCTTTAGCGATTACGCTGCGGAATCAGAGAATTCCAACGGTAAGACCATGAGTTCGGGAAGATCTCGTCCAATTCTCTTTGAGACTTGTCGATATCTTTGTCGATCTCAATGAGGTCCTTGTCGAATTGCTTCTTCAGTGCAGGAGCTTCATCGTCCCATGCCGTAATGGGCTTCTTGCCGCTCTTCACGTCTTCGGCAATTGCATGCAATTCCTTCATATAAGTCTTCATACGTTGGTTTACGCGGTTACTACGGCGTAACTGCAATGCTGCGGATTTCTCAGTGTATTCACACTTTTGAACCACGTCGATGAGTTCGTTCGTGAGCTTCTCCTTGCGGCGCTCGGCAATCTTCTCAGCTGCTTTCTTTACTACTTCATCAGTTACTTTGTTTGCATTCGAGATTGACTCTTGGATGTCGTCACTCTCGTTGTTTACATCAAAGATGTTCAGTTTGTTTTCTTCTGCCATAATTTGATACTTTTTAATGGTTTGATACTATAGTTAATAATCACGAAATAATTTCGATAAAATCACATCCTTTGAAATATCTTCTTTTCGCTTCTAATACTGCTACGAATATATTACGAACATAGATATCTATAGACCTGTAATTGTTACTCTTGCATTGTAGTTTTGCAGATTCAATACTAAAATTACCAAAGTATGATACAGCTCTAATTCTTTCTTGGATGTTTTCTGTTGGGTATATCCTAACTAAAGGACGTATAATCTTACCCATTGCGTAAGGATTCTCTACGCTCCTTATTCAATCGTATTTTGCGTTGCCGGTAACTTTCACGTTCACCTGCTTTGAC